ACCGTTACGGCTTTAAGATTGCGAAGAATGAAAGTGATCCGAAAGCCCGTGTTACGTATCTCTATGATGCCGTTGGCATGACGCCGTCTTCTATTACGCTTTCAACCTCTGGTGCAAAGCCGGATCTTGGTAGCTGGGGTGATGTGTGGTTCGTCAAGGACAACAAACCTCTCATGCTGAAGCAAGATGGTACGGTGGATTATTACCTCTACAAGAATAACTATGCCCATAAGGCTGGTCTTGTAAACGGTAAATATGCAGACGTTGATGTCGACAGTGGTGTTTCTTCGGATGTTGCCAATACGTCTTATAATGGTAATGCCATGGCACAGATTCCTCTGTGCTGGGTGTATCGTTATGAAGATTCGAACTACATCTACACGATTGTGTCAGATGTCAAGTTCGATGACAACTACAAGGCGTATGCTCACACGGGCTCGGATGGAACGGTGCATGATTACTTCTACTGGAGTCTGTTCATGGGTTCCGGTTCGACCAGTAAGATTCGTTCCATTAGTGGTCAGGATATTCTTACCTCTACGAAAGCTGAGCAGGAAACGACTGCTTGTAAAGCAAACAATTCCGATACGACTGGTGTCAATGGTAAGGGTTGGTATACGCACACTTGGAGTCAATGGACGCTGCTTCAGACGCTTCTTGTGCTGATCAGTAAATCGACCAATACGCAGGAATCCTTCGGCTATGGCTATGCGAATGAATCTAGTTCGGATCCTAACACGAAATCTGGTGCGCTGATTGATAAAGGTCAGTTCTTCGGATATAGTGCCGGTGCTTACCGTATGAAGGCCTTCCATATTGAAGACCTTTGGGGTATGTATTGGGACCGAGTTGCTGGGTTGATGTCGAATAACGGCCATTACTATGTGAAGATGACTCCTGAAGGTGATGCTTATCGTATTACTGATACGACGGGCATGACACAGATTACGTCTCCTACATTGCCTGCTTCCGGTTGGCTGAAAAATACGAGTGGTTCGGAGTATGGATTCCTGCCCAGCGCTACATCTGGTTCGGATAGTACATACTATTGTGATTACTTCTACCAGAGTTCTGGATTGAATTACCTCATCGCCGGGGCGAGCGCGAACGACCCCGCGTCGAACGCGGGCGCGTTCTACCTGGACCTGCTCAACGCTCCCTCGCTCGCGAACTGGGCCGTCGGCTGCGGCCTTTCCTATATAAACTCGTAGTAGGTAGCGCGGGCCAGGCCGCGCTACCGTCCAGCGAACTCTTGAGCGCTAATTACGGTTCAGGCTAATACTAATCAGTTAAATGGTTACTAAGAGATGAATTTATGTAAATGATTGTATACGTATTTAGATTATTTAGTTTTAAAAAGAAATAATACCAATCTATTTCCGGAGAAGACGCTAGGCGTCTTCTCCGGAGTAATTTTGAAAAATGAATATTTATCGTGTAACTGGGGTAATATTGATACCCATCAGAAGAAAAAAAGAAGCGGGAGTTAACACCGCTCCAGATTATTTTTAGGGCCGCGCGAATGCGCGGCCCTAAAACCGCAAATCAATATCCCGAATATTGTTTACCAATACCTGGAATTGTAAATCGTATTGAGAGCATGTCTGACAAGACCTTTCATGCTTTCGATACAATATTTGTCGTTTTCTTTTTCGCCGTATGCATGATTCAACATATCAGCTAACACAAGTAAAGACGATTTTATCGCTTTTATGAATATATCGATACCTTTTGAATTTAGATTTTTCGATATGTATAGCAGATAGAGAATTGATGATGAAAGCGCTGATATATACCTTAGGTCATATACACTGCAATGGATTTTTATATAGTTACATACATATGTATAATGATTTCATATTGTTTCCTTTTGTAAATTAATCGGTATAATTACATACAGTAAACTAAGATGAATCTCAAAGTTTTTCTGAGAGATTTACTCTTAGGGGGTTGCACGGAGCGAAATGTCGTAGCTTGTTCTGCAACGCTGCCTCAAGGATAGTGGTTTTAAAAACCCCTCATCGCCGGGGCGAGCGCGAACAACACCGCGTCGAACGCGGGCGCGTTCTACCTGAACCTGAACAACGCTCCCTCGAACGCGAACTGGAACATCGGCTGCGGCCTTTCCTATACCTTCGGCACACTAAAGATTCGTAAAGTATTTATTATTTTTATAATAAGTATTTTATGAAACCTTTCTAATGCTCTGTGTAATCCTCACCCCTTGGTGAAAATTGCCGGGAACGAGACGGGACTAGTAAGAATCTTTGATTCTGAACGTCCCGTACGGTATGCCTAAAGAACAGAATTTTGCTACTTTCAAAATAATTTTCTAATAGAAATAACAAATGATAGTCGAACAATATTTTGTTTAAATAATGTGAGGGAGGAAATGCCCATGAAAACTTATGATGGGTTATTCAAGTACATGCTAAGTCCAACCGTTGTTTGGAATTGCATGATGGACGCTGCTGAGGGAAAATTAAATCGTCCCGAAGTGCAGAAAGCAATTAAGAATTTTGATCAAACATATGAACTCGTTGTAAAATGTGCAGCGGATCCAAATTATCGACCTTGCGAAGATAATGTCCATGAGATTATTGATGGGTCGAATAATAAGCAACGTAAGATTGAGAAACCAAAATTCTGCCCGGAACAAATTCTTCATCATATGATCGTAGAACCATTTAAACCGATTTTGACACGTATGATTTACAGTGAGGTTTATGGTTGCCTACCCGAGAAGGTTGTCGATCTTTCAGAAGGTAAAAAATTATTAAGAAAATATGGTCCCCATGCGGCAGTAAAACGAATCGAAAAATGGGTGAGGAAAGATGGCGGAGATAAACTTTACATTTGTGAAGCAGATATTCATCATGCATATGCATCTGTAAATATTCCGGCATTAATGGCTGCGTTAGATCGAATTATTGACGATCCAGAATGGCTTCGCTTGGTTGGAGAATTTTTGCATTATAATCCGGAAACGAAGGAATCGACGGATGAAGGTTTAGTATTAGGCCATTATACTTCTCCATGGTTCTTTAACTTTTATCTTTCGGTATTAGATTATCGAATGGTATTACGAGAACCTCGTGAAGAGAAGAAGCGGAAGTCAAAGCGTACCACGTTTCATTATTTGCGTTATGCAGATAACATCTTCATGATTTCGAGTAATAAAAAATATCTTCATGCAAAGTTGAAAGATATGAAAGAATATTTGCATGATACGCTCGGGATGGAACTAAACAGTTCCACCCAAATTTACCGCTTTGAGCATCCAGATTTAGATGAAAATAAAAATGTGATTCATCTGAAGAATGGAAAACGGAAAATGGTTGGAAGAGCGGTAAATTTGCTTGGGTTTGTACTTCATTATGACCGTTTAGGTTCTCGTAAGAGTTGTTTGAAACGGATGCGTCGGAAAGCAAATAAGGTAAGACAAAAAGATAATCCAACGTGGCATGATGCGTATTCCATGTGTTCTCGTATGGCAATGATTCGTTTTTGTGATGCGAAACAATATGCGAATAAGTATATCAAGCCAGGAATCAATTTTAAACATCTAAAATCAAAAATACGGCAACATCAGAAAATGATGGGACCGGCGATGGAAGAAAGAAGGCGTGTTATTCATGACGGATTGGAAAACAGTGAATGGCTCACAGATCGACCAACCGGAGGAATTCGATACGAGCAGCAGCAGTGTGGTTGTTTACCAACGGAGAAACATTCATCGTGTGACGGTGAAGAACTCCATGGGTGATAGTGATGAGAATACCACGGAGCAGTGGGAGTACGAGGAACGTACGATGACTCCGTCGGAATATCTCAACTACATCGCAGAGAAGAATCGTTCCGATATTGAATACCTGATGGTCATGGTAGAGTCGACTGCGGAGTAATAGATTGACATTCCAAAAGGGGTGAAATTTTACCATGGAGAATCATAGCACGAACTATTGGAAAGTAAAACGGTATTATGAGCGTGGTTTTTGGTCAAAGAAACGCGTTTATAATGTCGTTGGTCGTTGGATTACCAAAGAGGAATACAAAGAAATTACGGGTGAAGAGTATACCAAGAACTAATTTACATCGAATCAGAAGATCTTATTGAGAATATGATATTTATTTCTCAATAAGATCTTCTTCTCTTTCTCCATTCTATTATTCTCCCAATAAAGATAAACGTACGAAACAATTTTATAATGCATAGACCTTTATTAAAAATTTTTGATAGAAAGGAATGAAACATCAATGAGTGATCTGAAAGGTAAACTCAAAGTTAAATACAATGGCGGATATATTGTCATTCATCCGGAAACTACTGCGGATAAGGTCTTGAATCTTGATACTACGATTCTCGATACGATTCCCCAGAAGGTTCATGCTCTTTCTACGGAGTATTCCGTTGGTGACATTGTGTATTCGAAGGATCTTCCTTCCTGGGCATATTTGGAGTGCACCACGGCTGGTACATCGTCTGATACGACTGTTGCAGAGATTAGTTCCTCTGCAACGGAGGGGCAATCCATTACGGATGGTACGGTTACATGGCTTGTGCATAAGATTGGCAATGCGGATTCTGAACTGCTGAAGTCCATTTCTTCTACGGGGATTGCTGCAAATCAGATTCAGTATGGTACGGCAGAGAATAAAGTTGCAACGACGGCAATTAGCTCCGTTGGTCGAGATATTCTTGCAAAGACGTCTGCATCGGATGTTCTTACGTATCTCGGAGGTGCAACTGCTGCTTCTGTTTCGGCTATAAAACAGTTTGATCTGTCGTCCATTAGCCATACAGATCTCAACCATAATAGTTTCTATCGTGGAAAAGATCTGACGACGTATTTCACGTCTGGTGAGATGTCAAAGGCAATCGCTGCTGGTACGTTCATGGATATTTTCCCTGGGGATTATATTACAATGACCGTTACGGTGGATGACACGACGTATTCCAATGTGAAATGGATTGTTGGTGATATTGATTACCACTATAAGCGTGGTTGGCGTGATAATTCTTCGACCTATGGCGATTCTTCTGGTCAAACAACAGAGCATCATGTGTTGATGTTCCCAGAAGGCGTACTTGGTTCGCACTATATGAATAGTTCGAATGTTACCACAGGTGCATATATTGGATCCGCTATGTGGAAGACATATATTCCGAAGTACGCAACGGGTATCCAGAATGCATTTGGTACTTCGCATGTACTTGGGCATAATGAGATTCTTGCTAATTCGATGGGAGATAACCTTACATCGTCCGCTGGTGCTGGACAGGTTGGTAGCTCTAATGATTGGGCATGGTATCCAGTGCTTGCAAACCTCTTTAACGAGCCTATGGTATACGGTACCACTTCCTTCAGTTCGTCAGCATGTGATGTTGGTGATTGCAATACCCAGATCGCAGTGTTCCGCTTGAACAAGGCCATGAGTTTTGTTCGCGATAGTTGGTATTGGTTGCGCGCCGTGGCTTCCGCGTCGGATTTCTGCGGTGCCGACATCGACGGCTGTGCCGGCTCGAGCATCGCGTCGTTCGTCGGCGGTGTTCGCCCTTATTTCCTCCTCCGGTAACACGATTCACCCGCCGGCTTGTCCGGCGGCCATTGGCCATTGCTGAGCGGTCATATAACTTAGGAAATAAGAAAAATAAAATAAATTAAAATAAGATATTAAGTAGTTTGTCGTATTATTATACGGGTAATGAAGTATTTATAGTTGTATACAGCTAATTCCGGCGAAAGCGTTCACACGCTTTCGCCGGAAAAATATTATATATAGGGAAATTGATGAAAACAACTCGGAATAATGTTAAAGGCGCCGCGATTTATCGCGGCGCCTTTAACCGCAAAATCAAAATTGTGTAATTAATTATAAACCATATAACACATTAATAGATCTAAACTAAAAATCGTAAAAGGAATAGTTTTGCAGGAATGCCAGTTTTTAACATTTTTTTGATAGTTTTTCCTGTATAAGACATAAATAATACTTCATCCTTACGAAAATTCAGTTCTTGGATCAAATAACGAATCAACTAAATTTAAAAAGTCTAAAATATTTCGGTTTTCCAGTCTGATTTATTTGAAAATTTTTTGAATTTAGAACTTCCTAGGATGTATGATAGATCGAAGAATGGTTTAGAATTATCTTAGGTAGAAAAGTCTTATGATTGTATTTGAAGATGCTGAGAATTACTGACCATCTTCGCAGTATTTTTAGATATGATTTTAAGACTTTGCTGAGATTCATACATTCAAAGCTCACATGTCGATGAACGATGAGTGTATGAATCTTAGTTTCCCAAAAAATGAATTTAAAATTCATTATATCATATACAAACAATTGGATGAAAAATCTTGGATTATATTTTTATGATCCAATTTATATATACTTAGGTTGAGAAAGATTTTTCCAACCGATAAGAGTTTTTTATTAGCGTATTTAAAATGAAAGGATGTTGTTCTTCGAGAACGAAAGAAACTGAAGAAATTAGCATTTAAGGTGATTAGTAAAGAAATGACCTTTGATGCTTATGTGGAGCAGTACGGTTATCATAACACATTTAAATATAACCGTTATGTACAAAATAGTAACGAAATCCAAAATTAATAACGTTTTGAAAATAAGGAAGATCAACTCTTATGGATGATGAGAAACAAAAGAAAATCGATGATCTGAATCGTCAGATCATCGAACTTCGTTCGAATCTTGCGGCTGATACATCGAACATTGGTGACTATAAGATCGTGAAGACGTATGAGGCTCGCCTTCTTGGAAAAGATGATCCGTATGATACGAATCAGCTCATTGAGGAGCGGAATGCTACGCGCTCGAAGATCAATGAACTTCAGGAAGAGCTTGCTGCACTGGAAGCCGCAAACTGATAGGTATGCATCAATTCTTTGATACAAAAGATATCAAAGAATTGATGCATATTTTTAATTCTTTTCGAAAACGGAGACGTTTTCAGGTGTTCCTGATTCTCCATTATTAACCACAGAGGTTGTTTGAAGATCCAGCTCTATAGTCCCATCCAAGGATTCAAATTTTACATTGTTCGATTCTAGAGCAGCATTGATTTTTCCATCATCAATGCTTGGTGTGGAAGAACCATCTAGGATAAAGAGTGCATCTGGAGCATCATCACCAGACGGAGTATCATCCGTTGCTTTCAAAACGCTCGGTTCTCCAAGTGCATATTCCGTTGATGATGCATCATCTACAAACTGCCCATTATCCTCTTCCAAGACAATATCGACGGATACATCTTCGGTAGGATTAAATGGAATATATCCAGGAAGATCTCCAAACTTATGTTTACCATCTGACATATACATTTCACCAGTATCCATGACAGAGATAATGGTACCCTTCGGATATACAATGTTTGGATTCTTTGTGTAGTTATAGATTAATTCAGGCTTCGGTGCAGTATTTGCCAATCGTTTGGCAACGAGTGATAAAATATCTTTCAGGCTAGAAGCATCTTCATAACCTGCAAGTTTATCATTTTTTAGCACCTTAACATCTGAAATGCTGTTTTCCGGATAGATGATCGTATAATTCTCAGAATTATCTGGTTTATACCGATATCTTACATGCAGCGTAATATCCATGTCCATTATAGAAGTTCACCTCCGTTTCTTTATTCGTTCGCTTCAAAGAGAATAAATGGAGGAGCGGTAATCGCAGGAATATCTCCATAGATCGTCGTTCCATCGTCAAAAACGATATTCGGCGGAGCGCATACATAGGGCAGATTGTCATACGTATTCTTTCCGTCTCCTAGTTTCATATAATTCGTATCAGTTTCATAAAGCATCTGTCCATTACGATAGATCGTAGTTTTATCAGCAGAAAACTGTGTAGAAGATTTTCGAACGGCTGCAAATACTTCACCATTTGTATCCGCGAAATGCTCTACCTGCTCTGTGATCATCTTATCCAACCCAGAAACATTTTCCGATGGAATCGTCAGACCTGATACCACCGAGGTGACTTTTTCATCGAAGTCTGTGATTTGATCGGAAATGGTTTGAGGATAAACTACAACAGATCCACCATCGTCTTGAATCGTAGTAATTTGAGCTTTGATTTTTGTTGGCGACGAAGTTGCCATATTTTATTCACCTCAACTTTAGTTAAAGTACACAGTGTTTATAAAAAAGAAAACAAGGTTACTTTTAGTAGCTTGTCTTCCGGTAAAAGGAATCACGTAAGAAAAAAAATAGCATGATGGAATACTTACCATCATGCTACTTACCATGTAAGAAAGGTAAAGAATAAATTTAGAGTAAGGAGTGGTACAAACGAGGAGCAAACCAACCAGTTTTAATCCTCATTATCATGTAGTTTCTTCCATTGTTTCTTAAATTTCTTAATCATCTTCATCTCCTTTTCAAACATCGTTTCCTTCCGAGAAGATTTCTTCTTTTCGAGCTTCTTGATTTTCTTGAGCTGTTTCTTTTCGATCCTTTCCATTTCACTTACATAAGAAGCATTTGCTTCCCCCATCATTTTAGATAATGCATCCACTGCATTGGTAAGAAGCAGACCATCTTTCTGTGCACGCTTAAACAAACTCATTTTAATTACCTCCTGAATATATTGAAACTGATTATTCAAGAAGATAATATATATTCTAAACGAGTTTTGAAATCACGGAAGAAAAAAAGGAGCCGAAGCTCCCAAAGATCAATTTGCGATGCGACGATAGATCACTATCGTCTCACCGACCTGAAGATTATTCAGATCAGTTCCCGCTTTCAGGTTCTCATCACGGCTAACGGCCATGGTGTTACGAACCTCATCATCGTTTCCATATTCTTTGCAGAGATTCCAGTACGTATCGCCTGCCTTCACGGTCACCCAGGTCCGCTCATACTCAATCGTCGGAAATACAGCCGATTCGATTTCATGATGAAACGGAATTCCAACGAAAAGAATTGCAAGCACCAAGATCTTTCCGGCAACGCTTGCTTGCTTCCACTGGTATTCAAAACGATCGAAAATATACTGCATCATTTTACTCATCCTTTCTAGATGCTTTGATTTTCTCTATAACTATGATATATAAAAGAATTCTCGTAATTATGAATTTTTACGATAACTAGCTTGTAACGGAAATCAATGAGAAAGGACGATTTTTCTATGGTTGATTATAGTTTATCCATTGATGTATCCGATCAATCAGCTTTCAAAGTAATCAATGGGAAATATATCGCATGTGGAGATGCACTTCAAGTATATTACCTGGATGATACATTGATCCCATACTTAAAAGGAGATGGAAATGGAAAGTACAATTCCATTACCATCTATCATATTCCCATTGAAACCGGAGCAGAAGAGTATTACAAGAATCTCTGTGAGTTGATCAAGTACATCATCTATTATCAGCAGAATGATATTGTAAATGATGGATTATTCATCTTGAATCGAAATGATCAATTTGACACATTAGCTAGGAAAGCTGTTAATGTATGCCAAAAGAAGATTACCAAACGGGATTATGAACTATTCCCGATTGAATCAAAGGCATGCTTTAAGAAAGACTTTTCAGAGTTATGCTTTACGGTATCGGATCCGAATGATACGAATCAATCCTATTTTGCAAATGAAATCACAAAAGAAGTTGTAAAAGTAAATGATGATCCAGAACCAGAAGGCGTCGATTGTATCAATGAAGAGCCATATAAGTCGGATGACTTCTATTATGAACCGGTTCCAGGGCATGAGAATGGTGTCCCAAAAGATAAGTTAGATCCATTGGATCCAACTTCCGTATTGATACAATATCAACGTACTTGGATGAAAGAAACATATACCGTTCCCATACGTGGAATGTATTCTACGATGATGGGTAGTATAACGAACTGTGTGTATCAAGGATCTCTTACCATTACGATTACACGAAAAGTACCGTATGATAAATATCTCGTCGTAAAGTAAAGGTGATATAAATTGTGTAAAGAAGATGAAAAAGTTTTGTATAATAATCTCATATGGAAATTCAATCGAGACTATAAATACCCGATTTCCATTTATCGAGATGAATACTCTGTTTTAATTCGAGATCAGGATTATGGATATTACTTCGAAGATTATGAGCATCCCATGGATCCGATTCGATTGAATAATGCATCTCAGTTTTTTGTGGGTGATCCATGGAGAGAAAATAACCCAGGGAATATGCATCAGCCATATATCAACTTTAAGCTTCGTATGCGTAGTAATCCAGATGAAGTATCGGATTTGTATCTCTATGTATTGAGTGAAAAGGATGGCCATTTATCCTTCGATACACGAGTAACAGATCAACGTACCATGGCAGAAACATTTGCATTGATATCCGAACGACTTTGCTTGGATATTGAGAAACGTGCTATGGAACTTCGTGATGAACTTAAACGAAAAGATGAAACTAAAGAAGAAGTTCCTACGATCCGAGAAAGAATCCATAATTTATTCCATATAAAGGAACCAAAGGAAGATATTCTCCATCGTACGAAAGAGAATCTTTTTGAGAAAGAATTCAATCTCTACACATATATTCCTCCACTGATTAAGAAGTATATGTATGAGTCAAAGAATGAAAATCTCTATAAGATGATTTCTCCTCGTACATTAATCTTCCATTTTGTATATCATCCACCGGTTGTTGAGGAACTTGATGATAACCAAGAGATTTTGATGTATGGAAGATGAATGGTTCTAACGGGACCTTCAAAGTTTCGTTTGACTCCATCGAATCGTAAACATCCGAAACCAGAACCATCTGTGCTAAAAACCAATGACTCAAAACCTCTTTAAAATATATATTATCATTCTAGAAAGAAGAAAGGAGGATCCGGAGACCTATGTTTGATGTTCAGCATTGGTTAGACCGTGTAGAAAAAGAGGGTCAAGTAGATTTCAAGGAAGAAGATTTCGACCATGGAGAAGATGAACTGATTGAAGAAGTCAACCATAATGGTATTCTAAACAACGTGCATTATGAAGTATCGACTGGTTTTGTACAACGGCTCGATGAAGATTCTGGTTCAATACGTATCAAAATCGTATGATAATTTATAATGCAGCAAACTTGTTAGTATACCAAATCCATTCATTTATTAGGAGGAAGATATATCATGTCGAAATTCAATGAAGTATGGAGCGCGCTCAAGAGTGAGAACAAAGAGGCTGTCAAGGATAAGAAGTCGAAGAATGTTCCGTATTCGAAACATAAAGAGGCAATGCTCACGCAGGCTCTGCTGAACACGCCGGATTATGAGATGAATACGCTAAAGACGAAGAAAGGCGAATTCGTCAACGTTACTTCGAACCCAGTCGAAGAGTTCCGTCAGCTTATGGTTGGCAAGGTTCTTCGTGACAATGGCATTGACAAGCAGCAGGCAGAATCCGCTGCTCGTAACTATGAGTTCTCGATGCAGCAGGCACAGGCGTTCAACACGCTTTCCCGTGAGAACACGGAGCAGTTCCTGCGTGCAGGCTTTACGTATGACTTTGGTCATAAGAATGATTTCAATGGCCAGATTCGTATGCAGCATGTCCCGGCACGCGATGTTACTGCAAAGGTTCCTGGCACGGGTGAGATTACCAAGACACATGAAGATGAACATTACGTCATCGTGAAGAAGTCTGGCACGCCTCGTTGCTGCAAGACGAAACTTCAGTAATTCCTAACATGGCATATGGAAATCCATACCCGTTCAAGATATGAATGGGTATGGATTTTTTTTTGATTTTAATTGATAAAAACTTACTTATAAAAAGGAGTTTTATATATATGCAAGCTTATACAAGACCTGATTGGGAGCATTACTATCTTGGAGTTGCACAGGCAGTTTCTAGACGGTCTTCATGCTTACGCCGTAAGTATGGAGTTGTAATCGTTAAGGATAATCATATCGTATCAACCGGATATAATGGTTCTCCGAAAGGAGTTGCGAATTGTTGTGATACTGGAATTTGTGTCAGAAAGGAAAATAAAATTCCTCATGGAGAGAGATATGAGCTTTGTGACGGAGTTCACGGAGAAACTAACGCAATGATTAAAGCTTCTCCTGAAGAATTACAAGGTGCAACTTTATACCTTTATGGTTATGACATTGAGTTGGGTAAGACCATTGATGCTGTTCCGTGTATTATGTGTGAGAGAAATCTTAAAAACTCTGGGATTGAAAAAATCATCGGATCAAAATTCGATGAAAATTATCTTTCATAAAAAATTATAAAGTATAGCATTTATTTGCTATACTTTATTTTTTATTTTTATTCACAGCTTTGTAAGATTATACTATACTAAATTTTTTTATTAAAGGTAGGTGAAATTTCAATGAGTGCGAGGTTAATCCCTGATACATCAGAAGAACTTGGTGAACTGGATTTTGGAATGGATGGTTTTCGGAAACAGAAAGTATTACGAGGCGTCAATGCGTATGCAAGACTCGTTGATCGTTTACTTCGGAAACGGAAAGGAACGACTCCTTCTGAACCAGATATGGGAATTGATTTAGAGTCGTATCGTTTTGCAGATATTGATTCGCTTGTTGCTGGAAGCCTACAGAATGTCATACAGAATCAAATCTCGAAGTATATTCCTGGGATTCCCTTGAATACGATTAATATTAGTACAATGAAAGTAAGAAATTCAACGGTACTCTATATTACCATTGAACTTCTTCAGGATAAAACGAAACTTACCCTTTCCTACTTACAGAAGAAACGTTCGATTGTAAGTATGCAGGTGAATGTAGAAAAGCAATCTTATATCAATGCGCAGAAGAAAACTTCTGATGATGCATAAAAAGTTTCATGAAAATAAAATCGTTTAAAAGAAAGGATTACGGTAAATTATGGCTGAGAATTTGAAAGATCTGAAAGACCTTACAACGCAGGATGAGGATGAAAAGATTCTGGAGCGTGCTCGTATGAAAGAAGACGAGAAGGATGAAAAGAACGACGATAAAGTCGAAACGATCCAGAATGATAATGATTCCGTTGGTCTGATCATTGATGACGATGATGAAGATGAAGCTCCTGCAAAAGAGGACGAAGACGAAAAGAAGTATGATGGAAAAGGTGTTGTCATTGAGAAGACAACGGAAGAGAAAGATCCAAAAGGTGTCGTGGTTGGTCCCATGGCATCGGAAGATCGTCGTGGTGAAGTAGAAGCTCGTTTGAGCGAAATGGATCAGCAGATTGCGGAACAGCGTGAAATTGCTGAGAAGCGTGTGAAAGATGGTTCTGCTCCGAAGATGGAAGTGAACGATCCGAATGCTTCGGAAGATATTAAGAAGCATAATCGTTCTGTTCGTGATGAAGAGAAGAAAGAAGCGGAAGAGAAGAAGGATGCATCGAATAAGATTGATCCTTCGGATTCCATTCAGGTGATCATTGATAAGTCTGGTATGGGTTCTTATGAATTCACCCCGGAGGAGAAGAAACGTATTTCTCTTTCGAAACGTATCCATGTAGTGGAAGTTGAAGATCGTTCTCTGAAGACTCTGAATGTCAAGAAGAATCTCTCGAAGAAGACGGATTTCAAGATTCTGAAACGGAATTTTGATAAATCCTATTCGGCAGTGGTTGCTCTTGCATCGGGTTATACGTGCAAGATGAAGAATCTCTCTGCTCAGGAGAGTATCCGTATGTATCAGAGCCCTGGCGATGATACGGCAAATTCGATCTTGGATAAGTGGTCCGTTATCTATGATAAAATGACGGATGTTTCTACAGGGGATTTCAAAGACTTTGAAGACTTCTGCAAGAATACGGCATTCATGGATTATGATTCCTTCCTCTATGCTCTGATTTGCTCCTCGTATCCAGAGGATGATAGCATCACCTTTACCTGCAATAAGGATAATGGTGGATGTGGAAAAGAGTTTACGTTCAAGTATCAGAATAAGCAGATGATTCGTACAGATCTCATTTCGGATGATACGAAGGCAGTTGTTTCGAAGATTGTCAATGCATCTGCTTTCCAGGATAAAGCGAAAGAGGTTGCTGAGGAATCTCCGGTTCATTGCACGAAACGTTTCTTACTGGATGAGAACTCCAATATCATTGTGGAAATCTATGTTCCGAGCGTATATGAGACGGTGGAAAATGTCTTCCGCAAGATGCAAGACAATCGTGATCTTGTGAAGGAAGATAATCGTACTTCCGTTGTCATTGCGCAGTCGATCAAAGCAATGTATATCCCTGATTATGAAGCACTGGAAGAGAATCCGGATGCAGAGATCAGCTATTACAAAGTGACAGATCTGGAAACGCTTGTGGATATTATCAATCAGATGGATGAGATCCAGGTTCAGATTGTTTGGAAGCAGATTGATAAGTTCACTCGTCCGTATATGCTGAAGTTTGGCTTCAAGGATATTGAATGCCCGAATTGCCATAAGTCTTGGGGCGAGTATGATATGCAATTGGATAGTGCAATTTTTCGACGTGTTCAGGCGAGAATCAACACCGAGATCGAGTAAAAAGTTGGCATTTCTTGATCGACCACACGGCGGAACTCTTCAAGGGAGAACTCGGATCGATTCACGAGATCGAATCCGAGTATTCTCTCAAGGAGATTACCGAGTATCGAGACGTTCGAACGAAACGCAAAGCAGAAGAAGCAGAGCGTCAGAAAGAAGAAGAACGAAAGATGCAGCGTGAACAGAAACGTCAGCAGGCACAAATGCGCCGTTAAATATTACTTATCTTGCGTCTGAACTACGGGTGGTGAAAAGTAGGTGAAAAAGAATCGAATCGTTGTTTTTAATCGAGTAACATCCGGTGGAGAACTAGATGATGCTAGTGTCTTTGAATCACTCGTTGGAGATCATTATGAACACTTTTGCTATCTATATAACATCATAGCAGAAAATGGATTCATTGATTTCATTGACGATATTAAGTGTAAGATTCAAAAAGATCGTATTCAGTTCAAAATTCGACTGAATATATCTTTCGATGATACGTTAGAAAAACAACTCAATCAAAATGTAATGGATGCATCCTTGGGTGGATTGGAAACTCTTTGTGAGAATCACGGAGATAAAGAGTTGGTTATTTCTGTCTCAGGAGATGAAATTCCATTCTTTGAACCATAAAGGAAAGATAGAAAGAAGAAGTTATGAAACTCTTCTTTCTATCTTTCTTAACGCTGATGATCAGTACATGATATCTGCATCATATTCGTGACCACCAATATTGTATTTATCCGTCCATTGCCAGATAAAGGCTTTCAAATCATCGTTATCTGTATCAGGCGTTTCATTATCATTCTGGAACTCTGCATTCCATACCGGACGATTCAGAGAACGCCAATCAATCTTTCCAGTGCCAGAACGAATTTCTTGTTCTAACCAACTATAAGAAGCATAAATTCCTCCATGGAGATCTCCAATATGAGAAAGGAATGCCTTACACTGAGCAGTTGCAGTTTCTCCCATGAAGTCATATCCATGACGATCTTTCCATCCATCCGCATCTTCCATATCATAGAAGAGAGGAAGTTCCAAAAGAACGCCTGCTTTTTCAATGGCTTCTTTTGCATTCAAAGCATTTTGAATAGCTCCTTCTACATCTACGCTGTAGTCATAGTGGTATGCACCAACTTTCAACCCAGCATTGTATGCATGGGCTGCATAAATTGGGAATGCTTCATCTTTACTCATCTGACCATAGGAACAACGAACGATACAAAAAGAAAAACCAAGTGCTTTTACTTCATCCCAATCAGGCTCTGGATTCAGTTCAGAAATATCAAATCCATATTTCAGCATATTGAACATCCTTTCTATATATCATTATAGCGTTGTCAGAGAAAAAAAAAGAAGCGGGAATGGGTTTGAATTTATTTTTCATGAATTTTTCGTACCCGCTTCTTTTTTCTTCTAATAAATTTTTTGAATTCTCTCAAGCAGGAAGGTTTTAGTCAGTTACATATGTATCGTTATCCCAATCCATTGTAACTCACCTCCTTCCTACTGGAGATGATTGTAATAGCCGCATTGAAAGGTTTTAAATATTCCTTTCGCGGCTTCTTACAAATGTCGCTAATTCCGTTACAGAATTTCGCGACTGCAATTTTGATTCCTCCTTTCATGATAGTCATAGAACCACCCCTTCCATGGATCAACATAATCACGGGATTGTAATTATGATATAAGATACCTGCTTCTCTTATACGCATAAATAATATATATTTAGATTCTTTGATAAATGATTTTGTTTCACAAGAGGATAAAAAGGAAGGTGTTATACTATATGAAGATTACACTTCTGAATATTGATAAATTCGTAGAAGCAAATCAACTGGAACGAGTAACCAATCCGATCGTTCTTGACCATACATATAAACCAACTGTAGATGGAATTCTCTCTACAGAGATTTTTGGGTCAACGATTCATGCTCGTCGGAACACATTTGCTTATATTGATCTGAATTGTCATGTATTACAACCTTTGATCTATAAACAGATGAAGCGATTAGATCGTCGTATTGATGATATTCTCTCTGGAGTGAAAATGTATATCATCGATAAAGATGGTCAACTCGTAGAAGATGAAAAAGGCCATACGGGTTCTGAGTGGTTATATGCCAATTGGAATAAGATCAAGTATAAGCATAACAATTCTCCCGAGCATAATACGCGAGTAGATTTGTTAAACTCTTGCTCCAGGGATCAAATCTTTCAATCGAAAGAGATTGTAATTCCAGCATTCTATCGAGACGTGAATATTCACTCCAATACATCTTCAAAACCAGCCATTGAGAAGATCAATGCTCCATATAGTAAGTTGATCCGTTTTGCAGAAATGCTTTCTCAGGGTGATTTTACCTTCAATCTGAATTATAACCGCTATCAGATTCAAAAGACGGTGGTTGAGATTTATGATGAATTGAAATCTCGCATTGAGAAGAAGCGTGGATTGATTCGTCAATCCCTTATGGGTAAATCTGTGGATTATGGTACACGAGTTGTTATTTCGTCTCCGAAGTTTACGGCAGAACGTCCTTCGGAAATGATGGTTGATTTCTTCCATGCGGGTGTTCCACTTTCATATTGTATTTCTTGCTTTACTCCGTTCTTTGTAGGATGGATTCAGAAGTTCTTAAGCAATGAGTTTGAACGTACTGGTATGAAATATCCATATTACAATACAAAGACGAAGCAAGTAGAACGATTGAAAGTAAAGGATCCATTGATTCAGTTCAACCAAGAAAAAGTGGAAGATATGATGCAGTTATTCATCAAATCTCCTTCGAATCGCTTTGATCCAATTATGGTTGAAATGGAAGATGGAGATAAGGAAGCATACCCTATGAAGTTTGGTGGTTTCCAAAGTTCATTAGGTGATGCGCCAGTAGATCCAGAGAAACAGCGTTACTTCACGTACACGGATCTTTTCTATATGGCAGCGATGGATATTACAAAGGATAAGCATATTTACATTACGCGATATCCAATTGCTGGTTTTATGTCAATCTTCCCGATTCGTGTATCTGTTCTTACAACGATGGATACCGTTCATATGAAGATTGGCGATCAAGAATTCAAAACATATCCAAAGGTAGATCTTTCCATTCCAAAGGAAAATGTTCCGGATCAATTCATTGAAGTTGTAAATATGCAGAATACATACTTGGATGCAATTGGCGGTGACTTAACAAAATAGGTCCATATATCAGTAATGATGTATGCAAAGCTATCTAATTGCTGGAAACTCTCATTAGAGACAATCAGCAGCCAAGCTCTAGGTAACTAGAGAAGGTTCAACGACTATTCCGAAAGGAAGTACACGCAAGTGGGTGGAAATGGTAGCCATCCTATTTACATATAGGATGAAGATATAGTCTGCTCTATATGGTGACATATAGCAGTTCATAAGAGAACGCATATAGATTAACGACCTATATGGAACACAAAGGATGACGGTGATCAGATTACGGTGAAGGGTGTCTTTTCACAAGAAGCCAATGCTGAGGCTGAACGTATTATGCATAGTATGGTCAATATCGCAAGTCCAAATTCAACAGCGACACGAACGACAACAATTGAAGCAATCCAAACGTGCTATTCAGTGACCCGTTGGGGAGATCCGAAAGAAGTGAAATTTTGATGAAGAAATGGAAACGTATAAAAATAAATGATTATAAAACTAACTATGAGGTTAGCGTATCAGGAGAAGTACGAAATATTTTTAATAAAGATTCTAATTTGGTTCAATATACAAATAAAGGATACAAGTTTGTATATTTGTATGGTATAAAAAATGCTACAAATAAACGTCATCGAAAGAAAATGTATGTTCATCGTTTGGTTGCAATTGCATTTTTAAAGAATCCTTTGAATTTACCATGCGTAAACCATATTGATCATAACCGTTCAAATAATGATTTATCGAATCTTGAATGGGTTACTGATAGCGATAATATGTATGATATTTATGATGGAGGATATAATTCAATTGCACTTTCAACGAAACAGGTAAAGAAAATTTGTATCATGCTTTCATTTCAAATTCCAATGAATTTGATCTCGCTATATCTAAATATTCCATATTCAAGAATAAAAGATATTAAACAAAGGAGAGCATGGAAACGAATTTCTAAAGATTATGAGTTCTAATATCAATCCTAGATCGTATATTCGTACGATCTAGGATTTTATTTTCTATGCAGCATTATGGATCCTGACATTTTGGTAACTGGTAAAAGGTTTGCCAAATCCTGTAGAAAGGAGAACGACTATGGCAAGAAAACGTGGTGGAAGTTGGGTTGCTAATTTTGGTCGATCGGTTGCATTCGGACTTGGAAATGCAGCGATGGATAATATGACAACCGTTAGATCACTGAAAGATGATAATGAAGAATTCATGAAAAACGTCTATGAGACGATGAAGGATATTAAGAATCTTCAGTCAACCATCATTGATAAATACTACGATAGTTCAGAAGATGCAAAAGAAGTCAAAGATGCTCTGAAAGATCTGAAAGAGAATGGATCGAAGGGCTTTAAGAACTTTTTGAAGAACGGTACCATCGGTCTTTCCGATGAGGAACGTGAAAAGAATGAAATGAAAGCCTTCGGCATGGAAGACATGGACTTCGATCTCGGAGACTTAGACTCTGGTGAAGATGATCTTGAAAAAGCGCTTGCTGGGGTAGATGAAGACGAAGATCTTATGACTCCTATGGAGAAAAAGACTTCGGATATTGGAAATGCTCAATTAAAAGCAGTTAATGATAATACGCGTGCAGAAGTTGCCATTGGGCAACGGACAGCAAATGCGATTGAAAATGTTGCGAAGGTTACCACGAATCAAACAGAGATTTTGGCTGGTGGTATTGCCGCAGGAAATAAACTCCAGGCAAACATTGCTGAGTCGAATGCAGCATTGCAAACGGCACTAAGCAATCGTGTGGTTACTGGACTTGGAACGTTGAATGAAACCGCGAATAAATTGGTTGCATTCAATACGGATATCATGGGGCGTCAGATTGATGCTTCTATGAAGTTCTATACGGATTCCTTAACGGAATTACAGAAGATTAGTTCGATCTTGGAGCGTGCCTTCCCAGAGGATAAGGGTAGAGAACAGAGAGAATCTGCATACTCTGAATCTGGGTTGGATATGGGACGTCTGAATATCAATGGGTATTTGAAACAAGTTCGTCGGAACTTTGATGATACCACGGCTGGTATGATGATCAGTCAGTTTGCTGATCCGCAAACGATTAAGATGTTTGCGGCTGATCCTCTTGGGGTCGGTGCAGAAATGGCATTTAGCTTTATGATGCCAGCCGTCTTAGAGAAATCCATGAAAAAGTTTGATGAATCCATTTCGGAATTCATTCCTGCTTTGATTGGTAAGATTACAGATTATGGAGAGAATGGAGAAGGACCATTAACATGGCTGGCGAAACTCTTTGGAGTTCCACTTCCTTCTTCAAAGATTAACGTTAGAAACTATGAAAAAGGGCCTGTACCGTTCGATGGTATTACACATCGTACGATTAATCAGGTCATTCCAAGATACTTAAGCGAGATCGTCGGACTTCTTGGCGGAGAACGCATGATGTACGACTACAACGAAGCTCGCTTTAAGACGAATGAAGAAATTAAGAAAGATGTAGATCGTGAAAAAGAATCTGATGTGCATATGGCCATGGATTTCGATACCATGGAAAAATATCGCTCAGAATTCAAGAAACTCCGTCATTATGGTGAGGGAGAAAAAGGAAGAAAACAAGACGAGCAGAATGATAAGGACTTAGAGCGTATTTTCAAAGCCATTGCGATGAGTGGAGAAAATACGATTGATGTAAAGAATATTGGTAAATACTTGGAAGGAAAGGATATTGGTGCAGAAGCCAAAGCTATCTTCCAAGCGATTACGAATCGAATGGATTATATGGATAAATATCATTTGATGAATGCTCCAAAGAAATTTGCTCAGTATCAGTATGATCGTTATGGTCGTCGTGGAAAAACGGACTATAAGTACGATTATATGGCAGATAACTTTGATCGTCGTCGTTCGGAAGATTCCTTCCATATGAGTGACGAGGAAAGTTATGAACTCCAGAAGCTGATAAAAGAAGAGCAGCGCTCCAAGCAGTATAAAACGGAGATGACAACGCAACAGAAAAAGCGTTTGAAAGAACTCCGTAAGAAAGAAGAAGAAATTGAAAACGGAACGTATCGTATTGATGAGAAACCGCAAGAAGTGCAGAAGCAAGTTTCCACGATTGATAAGATCTTGGAAACGAATAATCAATCCTTAAATGAAATCAAGAGTATCCATGAGCTCTTGTCAAATATGGTAACAAGCGGTTTAAAAGTTATTCCAATGGGATCGATTCCAGGATACGGTAGCGGAAGACGCCAACGTAGAAGAAGAAATCGAGGAAATGCAAATGTTCCTCCAATTCCTCCTGCACCAGAACAAAATCCATCTACAAATGAAGCAAATAATTCAGAAGTCTTAACTACAGAAGAAAATCCATATAATGCACCGAAAGGTTTCGATAGTGAAGGTCGTATTACAATCAAACAGGATGATTCTAACGATATTGAAGAACTTTTGGAAAATGCATTGGAAGAAGGACTTAATAAATCTGGTGTAAATCAAGACTGGGTTTCTGATTTCCAAGATAAACTAGATGAAATTGCAAGTAATGAAAAAGATAAAGAAGAAGAAAAGAAAGAAGCAGAGCAAGAAAAGAAAGAGGAAGAAGGACGAGAGGAAAACTTCTTGGATCGATTCATGCAAATGCTTCATTCTCCAATTCAAACGGTTGCTGTATTCATGGATAAAGTGAGTGCTGGGCTGTACAATCTTTTCTTTGATACAGAGGGAAATAAAGATTCCATTGTAAAAACGTTAAAATCTTCATTTGATGATCTTGTAAAAGGAATAAAAGATACGTTACATGAAGAATTTTTCAATCCATTGAAGAATTTTGTATATAAAGATATTATGGAAGGTGGTCTTCGTAATAGTGTTAATAATACAATTACGAAGGTTCGTAATTTCTTTACAGATGCATTTGAAGAAGACTATGAAGAAGAAAAACCAACCGTTAGAAATGTAAAAGGAGAAAATGCGGAAAATGCTCCAACCGCAGCATTTGGTAGAATTCTTTCTTTTGCATTTGGTGGTAAGATTACAGATGCTGAATTAACAGAAAAACGTAAAATGGCAGCAAAGTCTGCTAAAAATGGTGGACCATGGGTTCGTATTAATCAAACAAAGAAAGTTAAGATTAATGGGAGAGATGTTATCCTTCATAAAGGAGAGTATTATAATCCGAAAACGTCGGAAGTAATTCCAACGTCAAATGATGAAGGAAATCTTAGATCCGATCAAAAAGAAGAATATCGTTATGCAGATGGCGATGGGTTGAATGAATATATTAAGAAATATATGAAAGAAAATGGTTTTGATAAGAATGATGGATTCAATCCAAATAATCAAAACCAAAAAGTTGCGAATAATATTGAAAAGATTGCTGAAAATACGAAACAAACAACAGAAGCCGTTGATAAGCAAACGAATAAGATAGATCAGCAGAAAAAAGAAGAAAAGAAAGAAGCGCAAGAAAAGAAAACTCCAAATAGTATCAAAGAGAATGTAAAATCCCTCTTTGGAGAAATTAAAGATGACCTTTCCATGTATATCTTCGGTAAGAATACCGATAAATACGGAAAGCAAAAACCACTTGTAAATCAAATCCAAGATATGTTTGCTGTTGGTACGAAGAAGTTTAACAATTTCTTCTTTGGCCAAACGGAATACGATTCGAAAGAATCTATGGATCAGTATAAAGAATCCTTTAAGAAGTCGCTTCCGAAAGGAATTGCAAGAGGACTGGTATTTGGTGGTGGATTGACTGCAATCTCTGCTGCTGGAGGATTTGGTCTTCTTGGTTCTCTCTTCCTTCCAGGTGGTCCGATTGGTTCTGTTATTCTTGGTATGGGCATCGGATTGTTGAGTGAAAATCGGAAGCTGAAAGATTGGCTTTTTGGACCTGCTGATGAAAACGGTAATCGCAAGCAAGGTGGCGTTGTACCGAAATCTTTCATCAACTTCTTCCAGAGAAATAAGAAAACGATTATTGGTGCAGGTGCTTTTGGTACCTTGCAAGGAATTACTGGTATTAGTGTCATTGGTTCTCTTCTTAGCTTACTTCCTGGTGGCATGGGCGGAGCAATTGGGTTCCTTCCTGGACTGGGTGTAAGCATCATTGGACCGACGGTATTTAGTATCGCTGCGGCTATGGCATTTAAGAGTAACCGTGTACAGAATATTCTCTTTGGTAAGCCAGACGAAAAGACTGGTAAACGTATTGGCGGAGTATTGCAGAGTGAGAGTGCAAAAACTCTTAGAAAGCAATTACCTTCTATCGTTACAGGAGCCGCTATTGGCGCAGGTTCCTCCCTCGTTCTTGGAAACATGGGTATTCTTGGAAGTTTGGCTCTTGGTCCATGGACCTCTGCTATTATTGGTGGAGCAATTGGCTTTGGATTGACTTCTAAGAAGTTCAAAGAAGCACTATTCGGTAAGCAAGATAAAAATGGTAATTTTATTAGTGGCGGTATTGTAGACCGTATGAAGAAATTCTTCAAGGTTGAATTCTATAATAAATTTGCAAATTTCCTTGCAAAACAACGTGTAGAGTTTAAGAAATTCTTCCAACTTCGTTTATTGGATCTGAAGAAAATCTTTACTCCTGCAAAATTGCTTGGAAAGCAAATTCTTGAAGGTGCAAAGAAATCCATTAAAAATGTTTTTGATATGATTACGGGTCAGGTAAAGAGTATCTTTAGCCCGATCTTGAAACCATTCCAGAAAGCATTTAGTTGGTTATTCCATACGGTAATGGATGCAGGTAGTTCCATTGCAAATGCTAGTATGAGTGTTGCAAGAGGATTGATTACTGCTCCATTGAAACTTGTTACCGCGCCATTCAATTTGCTTGGTCGTCATTATCGTAAGAACGGTACAGATGAACAGAAAGCTGCAATGGCTGAAGCGGATAAGAAAGATGCAGAAGCGAGAGAACGCATTCAAAAGCAATACGAGTCTGAAAAACGTATTATGGAGAATGCAAATCGAGCTCGTGATATTGAAACGGATAATGCTAGAAAGCATGGATATAAGTTAAGCCCTGAAGAACTTGAAGAAAAAACTAGAAAATGGCAAGCTGAGCAAGAAGCACTTGCGAATTCCAAAAAGCAAGTGGAAATGCATGAGCAAAGTAATGAAATCTTAGATGCAATTCTTCATAGAGCTGAATCTATTGAGGAAGAATTAAAACGGAATGCATCGATTGATCGCCAAGTTTCTCGTCAAGGGAAAGTAAGATCTACTATTAAGACTAATAAACGTCGTCGTAATTTGATTCAAGCGGTTCAAAATAATAAAACGTTTAATGCACAAACTGCAAATGCAGGGATGGAATTTGCTGGAAAAGCTTTGTCTGGAGAAGATCGTGATGAAGCATCTTATAATGCAATTAGTAAAATGCTTCTTCGCCTTGGAAGAAGTAAGAAAGGTAAAAAGCGGGATAAGTTAATTTCTCGTATCAGTGGTTTAAGTAAAAAATCTGTTTATAATGTTTTGAATAAAATGCAAGCGAAAGGAACGGATGTTAGTTCCATTTCGAAAATCTTTGGTCATGTAACTTCTGAAGGAAAACCAACCTCAGAAGATGAACCGCATGCATTTGGTTTCCTTTCAGATATTGCTGGAGCTGCAAAGAGTCTTTTTGGAGCAAAAGATGCAGTCTCGTCTGCTCTTCAATCTGCTCATACAAAAGATGCAATTGGCCAAGGTATTATTGAAGGAAATAAAACGAATAATAAGATGAAAGATACGGCAACTTCAAATCGTAGAGAGCGTAGACTTTCTACAGGTGAAATTGCACCAGCTTCATCAGATCAGGGTAACAATAAAAATGCACAAAAGAGAGAAATGCGGAATGGATTCGCTGATTTTGTAGAAAAAGCATTTGGTGTTACAAAAGGAGTTGCTCAATCTATTGGTACTGCACTTGGTGCTGCTGGTGGAAAAGCAAAATCTTGGGTAAAAGAACGTAAAATTGATAAGGGCTTAACTGCTCAAGGAATTAAAGAAGCTAGAAAAGAAGAAAGTTTCCGTCAGCAACTTCTTGCGGCTCTTCGTGAAGGTCGTCAGATTATGCTTGGTGGAGATAAAAAGAAAGAAAGCTTGCTTTCTGATATCTTGGATATGCTGAAAGGTGCTGGTGTACTTGGAGCAATTCTTGCTGCATTGAATGCACTTTCTCGCATCTTAAGTGGTAAATTTGGTGGTAATTATCATGATACACGAGTTGTTCGTGATCTTGCTCAAGGAGCTCTTCAAACAGAGCTTGGTCAAAAAGCGAAGAAAACAGCTCGTGAAAAACTTGATAAGGCAGCCAAAGTAATGAAAGAAAAAATGAAAGCTGCAAGAGACCTGATTAATGAAAAAGGAATTGGAAAGACTTTCATGGAAAACACGATGATTGGTCGTGGACTTAATCGTTTTGTAGTCCAACCTGTAAAGAAAGTGAAGAACGGTGTACAGGAAGGCTATCGTGCAGTTAAAAAAGGCGTAACAAATAAGATTGATGAAATTGCATTGCAAATGAAGTATGGACCAAGAGATCTTCTCTATGATAATGATAAAGGAGAAATGGTCCATAAACGTTGGAATAAAAATTATGTTGATCCTGAAACTGGGAAGAAATTTGGTAAATATATTGAATCAACGGATGGAAGTTTACATGATATTCAATGGATGCGTGAGCAGGAAAAAGCCGCTGGAAGAGCACCTGATCAAGCAAGGAAAGATATGTATAAGAATATTCGGGCGAAAGCCGCAAAGCTTACAAACCCGTTTGGAATTCGTACGAAACTTTCTGAGTTCGGAGGAAGAATGTATAAAGCTGGATCCGAACCGTTTAAGAAAGCATGGAATGGATATACTACGAAATCAGGAAAACAAGTTGCAGGTGTAAAGAAAATTGGTAGATTTGCTCGCGATGCTGCAAAGAAAGGTGCTAAAAAAGCAGCTAATTTTTCATTAGAAGCAACGAAAATTGCTGGAAAATTAGCACTTGCTGGTGCATTTTCTCCTATTACAGCAGGATACTTTGCCGCAAAAGGAGGAAAGAAACTTATAAATCTTGCAGAAAATAAACTTCCTGCGATGATTGAAAAAGGAAAAAATGAAATTGGAAAGTTTGCATCATGGGTGGCTAGTTCTGATACTGTAAAAAATGCTAAGAAAGGAATTCGTAGTGTAAAGAAAGGTATTGGAACTGCAAAGAAAGCAATTAGTGATGAAGTAGGTTTGATTTATAAAGAAGGAAAAGAAAATGTTGCTAGAAGATATGGAGCTGCAAAGAAAGCAGTTGGAAACCAGATTGAAAAAGTAAAAAATCTTCCAAAGAAAGCTTGGAACAGTAAAGTTGTTAAGAAAGCAAGATTTAATGTTGAAACGACAAAAGAAATCCTGCAAAAGCGGGCATCTGATAAAATTTCTGATATCAGCAAAGCTGTTGGAGGATACGCAGATTCTGTTGTAGGATGGTTTAGTCGTAAGAAGAAAGATATTGTTAAAGAATTAGATAAGGTTACCATTCATGGTACCGAATTGACAAAGATTCCAGGAGCTCTTGCGAAGCAAGCGGAAACAGAAGCCGCTACTATCTTTGGCATGGTTCGTTCAGGAGGAGCACAACTTGCTCAATCTGGACCAATTCAAGCAATGATGAGCGGTGTTCGTACAGCAGCTAGTGTTGCTGTTGCTCCGTTTAAAGCTGTTGGCGGAATGGGAATGGAGTTGTATCGTTCTGGTGCCCATGCACTGGAATCGATTGGTAAAGCAGGAGCTGAAGCTGCTGAAGAAGTTGGAGAAAAAGCTGCGGAAGCAAAGGCAACTTTCACTTCGTTTAAAGATATGCGCTCAAAAATCGTAAAAGAAGCGAAAGGTGGATTGCAGAAATTCAAATCTTTGGCTACAAAAGCAATTTCGTTTATTACGAGTAATGAAACAGTTCAGAAGTTCCTTGGAGGAGACGGTGGAGGAAAACTCGCTGAGAAATTCAAGGGAGTTCTTGAAAAAGTTGGACCAAAAGAATTCGCAAGTATTGCAAAGAAAGCTGCAACGGCAGCTGCAAAAGTAGCTGGAACTGCTGTAACTCTTGGTTTGTCACAATTAGCATTTTCTGCTTATGATGCGTATTCTGGTGTAACAGATGCCGCAGAAATGTGGGGAGTTCTTCCAGAAGACTGCACAGCAGGAATGAAAACGGCTGCTGCAATTTTGAATGTTATCATGGGTCTTGGACCGATGGTTTATGTTGATCTTGCATTTGAGGCTGTTTATCTTGGAACGTCTATGTTGGGTCAAAGTGACCCGATCAATATTAAACGTGAAATTTTGCTGATGATTTATGAATGCTTGCCTGATTCTTATGATGAAGAAGAAGTCAAAGGATTGCAGGATAAAGCAAACTCTGATTATGAAAATTATTTGATGGAGCAATATAAGCAAATGACTGGTGCCACGGATGAGCAAATTGCTGGAATGTCTGCGGAACAAAAGAAGCAGGCAATGGAGCAAGCTCAGCAGAATGGTGCAAAATCAAAAGACGATTATTTGGCTGAAAAGAATGATGCTCATACTCCAGTAATGGATGAAATTCGTGGAACTACACTTGGTTCCTGGTTGTTTGGTTCAAATGATGAAAATGGTAATTACCAACCTGGATTCTTCTCGAATGCGAAAGACTTCTTGCTTGGTAATCGTAAGAAAGGTCAAAAGAGTGTATTTGGACGTGTTTCGGATGCTCTCTTTGGTACGGGTGAAGAAGATGAAAATGGTGATGTCGATAAAGGAATCATTGGAACTGCAAAAGATAAGATAACTGGTTTTGTTACTGGTATTGGCAATTTCTTTGGTGACATTGGAGACTTTTTGTTCAAAAAATCGATGGATGAAAAGCTTACAATGATTTGGAAATATTTTATTGGTGGTAATGATGAAAATGGTGAATATCAAATTGGTGTTTTTCCGAAGATTTGGGGAAAGATTAAGGATTTTGGTAATTCTGTATTTAAATTCTTTGATGATATTGGAAAGAATTTTGATCAAGCATTGAATACGGATACCGTTGGTAATTCTATCAATCCGATTGGTAGAGCCTTCAGTATCGTAGCAAATGTTGTTCGCGGAATGCTTGGATTGGATATGACACAGTCTCCGATTAAAGATAGCATTTCACAGTTCTTGCACATGGATTCGTTTGGTCCATTTACAACTTTCTTTAATTGGATGGGCGATACGTTTGATAATACCATTGGTTACATGGTAAATGAGATTACTGATAAAGGTGCGATTGCGGGTACCTGGTCAATCATTAAATCCATAGGTCAAGGTATTTGGAATTGGATTGATAGTGGAACTACTGGAGGTGCAATTGATACTGTTTCGGATGCAGTTAGTGATTGGGCTTCTGGTATTTCAGATACCTTCCATAATATTATGGGATGGTTTACAGAACTTTATGATGGAGTATCCAAGGCAGATACTCTTGGAGCAAAATTTGATGTCGTAAAGAATATGTTAAAGGGTCTCTTTGGTGTTAAGCCAGATGAAGATTTTCTTTCAACAGCATTCGGTAAAATGCAAAAAGCGATTGGTGATGCTTTTGATACAATAAAGCAAAAATGGAATGATATTAAAGATTGGTGGGATAAGTTCGATCCTAAGCAGATTTTCTGGGATGCCATGAAGAAAGCTTTCCCGAAATTCACGGAAGCACTGGATGATACGAAAGCCCGTTGGGAACGAGAACATTCCGAAGATAAAGGAACTGGAATTTATTCTGGCTCTGGTTATAGTAGAACTGCAACCATTCGTGGTGCAGCGAATATTATGAAGAGTTATGGATTTAATCCGAATGCTTCTGGATCTGGAAATAGTGAATATGGTACATATACACAGAATGATAGTGCATGGGGTTCAAAACGTACCATTGCAAATGGTTCGATGTCACAAGTTGGTTGTGGTCCGACTACGCTTGCAAATGGTATGAATTCAGCATTTGGTTTGAATATGACTCCTATGCAAGCTGCTAGTCTGATTCAACCAGGTGATCTTCCTGTGGATGGATCTCCTGGAGTAACTGCAAATTACTTCCCCGAGGCAGTGAATGCTCTTGGTGGAGAATATATTGGTTTGGATCCGAATAATCCTCGTAGTGTAGAAGCTGCTTTGCAATCTGGCTTTACCATGGTTGCTGGTGGCAAATCCATGGATAATGGAACGTCCCAGGCCTTTACGGCTGGTGGGCACTATACGATGCTCAAAGGTGGATATACGAAGGGTGGTATTCCTTATACGTACTCTTATGATCCACTGGGCGGGAATCGTGAAAAACCGATTGCTTTGGATCGGGTACTTCGTGATGTCAATCGCGAAGGTGGGCCGAATATGATTGGTATGATTGCACCAAAGGGTACAGATGCATCTGCATTTGATGGAGTCAGTTTCAATAACCCGATGTATCAGTATAATGGATTTGGTAGTGGTACGGGTGATTCCGTTGATAAGATCGGTCTGTTTACACAAAACTTTGCTACGATTATGAAAGATTATGCGATGGCTGGTTTACTTGGGAAACCATACACAGGATCTGTGTTGAATGATGGTAGTAACCACAGTGGTTCAAATTCATCTTCTTCTACAATAAATCCTGGAAATGTATCGGGTGACTATAGAAGTATTGTAAATGGTTTGATGCAGCTTGGATTTACGAAGGTTGCTGCTGCTGGTATTGCTGGCAATATCATGCAGGAATCGAGTATGGATCCAAATGCAGATAATGGATCGCATCATGGTCTCGTTCAATGGGATCATGCAAATCGTTGGGCAAGTGCTGTTGCTTGGTGTCAATCTCATGGATTGGATCCGAATAGCATTGGTGGCCAATTAGCATACGTTGCTGAGGAATGCAAACAAAGTGGTTTGTTCAATCAAATGAATGCTTGCTCTTCTCCGGAAGAAGCAGCTCGTCTGTTTGAAGCAGAGTTTGAACGCTCTGGAGGTTCTGAAGTTGGTAAACGTATTAAGTATGCGAATGAAGCATTTGCACAAGCTGCTGGTTCTGGACTTCATGGAGGATCAGGACTTTCTCGCGTAAAGAATATTGTTAGTAGGTATATTGGAAGAAGATCTTCTGGTACTGGTACAGATAACTGGGCAGAGCAAACCGGAGGAGTTAGTTCCGATGGTGCTCAACCTCAGACGATGGCTATGCTGGATGATCTTGGTGCTTGGTTTAAGGGTAAAACAGGTCATAAACTGGTTGTTACTGCAATTACGAATGGTAGTCATGCAAGTGGTGAATTCAGCCATGCAAATGGTTGGAAAGCTGATGTCAATGACTGGTCTGGTCCTGAAGGATTGACTGGTGGTTGGATTCTCGGTGATGGCGGAGCGGAAGTTCCAGGTTCACTTGCTGCTCAATTTGAAGAATATGGTAACTCCAAGGGTGTTGGAGTTAACTGGGAAAATGATCACTTTGATCTTTCTGCTGCTGGTGATCAATGGGCTGATCCATTACACAGCGGCGGTAAGACAGGAAATCTTGGTGGATATAACGGTGACGGAAAAGCAACTCCGACATCGGGGAAATCAAGTAGTGGTTCTACAGGTGGAGCAGATCCATGGTCTACCTTTATTGCAAATATTGGTACGATTGGTAAAGATTACGCAATGGCTATGCTTGGTGGAAAAGTATATCAGGGCTCGCAATTGCAAACACCTGGATCCAATTCTGGACCAAGTGGAAGCAGTGGAAATTATGGCTCTGGTACAGCAGATCCTGATGTGGCAAAAATGCCATATGGTGAAGCTGCGAATAAAGTAGCTGTGAAATTTAATATGCCTGCAAAACTTGTGTATGCACAAATGCAGCATGAGACAGGTGACTTTGCAAATCCTGGAACGAGTTTCCATAATTACTCTGGCATGAAATTTGATTGTAACAATGGTCTTGGAACAACTGATGACGGATATACAATCTTTAACAATGATGATGAATGGGTTGATTACTACGGTAAAACACTCGCGAATGAACCAGGTATTCATGAAGCGCATGATGTAGCTTCTTGGGCTCATGCTCTTAAAGAGGGTGGGTATTACGAAGCTACTGAATCCGAATATGCAAATGGAATGAATAGTTGGATGAAGCAAAATGGTTGGGCTGGTGGTTCTGGTATGGGACTCTCAGCAACTCCATATGGACCATTAACGGCTTCACAAGCAATGATTAAGAAGTTTGATGATAACGAACAGAAACGTTATGAAGAACTTCGTAAGAAGTATCCGAATATGGATTTCAACCTTCGTGGTTGGAGAGATCGTGATCATCTTGGTGATAAAGGTAATGCGATTTATCAATCTCCATGGCAAGGAGGGATCGATCAGATTCGTCATGCACAATGGAGCAATGATGGACCAATTACCATGGCAAAGACTTCTCGGATTGAAGAATTGACGAACCGTTATGGTTTGAAATACGATGACTATGGTAACCTCATTGGTTATGACGGTCCGGATTATAATAAGATTGATGGTACAGAAGATCAAAATGTGAAGTATAGTAAGCAGGCACAACAGATTGCATTGTATTTGGAGAAGCATCCAGAAGTTGCGAATCAGCCGTCTGCAAATGCGATTGAAGCTCCGAAATCTACGGAGGTTCCAAATAATGTAGCGAATGCATCCGTGCAGAAGAATATCCAAAAGGCGAATAATCTCATTGATGAGAGTACAACCTTCGGAGATTGGACAGCCCGGATGGTAAAGAAATATGGATTAACGTTTGATGAAAATAATAACTTGAAAGAATTAGAAGGTAATATTCCAGATGAAATCAATAATACTGGTGTTACGGATTTGGCTACTGTTTATGAAAATGAACGGAAGCAAATGATACTTTGGATTCAAAAGAATCCGAATGGGAAACCAAGAACCGTAAAAGATATTGAACTCGCAATTAGTCGTGGAATCATCAAATCAGATGACATTAAACGTTATATTTCTCAGTATGGAATTAAGTTTGATCAGCGTTTGAATGTTCAGATGCCAGATTATACAATTCCGGAAGAAATTAAGATTACAGGTAGTGAAAAGACAGAAGAAGAGATTTACCATAAACAAGGTCTTCAGATTCTTGACTATGCACAGAAGCATGGAACGAAGTTGAAGATGCGTCGTTATGGAATTGAAGATTCTGTCTGGGCAAAGCAGCATGGCTATTTTGACGCCAATGGGAAACCAACACAACAGTTGTATGGGAAGACAGCCGGTGTCGATGAGGAAGGTTACCTCGTTGATCAGAACGGAATTCGTACACATGCATACAGCCAGAGAAATGGTGGTCATTACAGCATTGATTCTCGTGGTAGAGTGCATCGTCGTGGATTCTGGTCGAAGCTGTTCCCGAATCTTTCCGATGCTTGGTATCGCATGAAGGATAATCAGGCGTATAATAAAGAATGGAATCGTCGCAGGAGTGCTGGAGAAATTCCAGGTGCTGTTCTCAGCTATTCTGGATCTGGTCTTGCTAATCAGCAATATTATCGTGATTCTGCTGCGCAATATGGGATTCCTAATGATGTGGTTGAGAATTGGGTCAAGATGGACCAAGGAATCAGCGCAAAATGGGATGACTTTAAAGCAAGAGTTAAAGCAAATGGTGGAGTTCTCACTCCAGAATTATTGCAAGAGCAGAAAGCTCTTCGTCATGAGAATGGTTTAATTGCTAATCAGATTGGTAAAGAACGTCGTAAGTATACGGATGGTAAACCAAGTATTCCTTCTTATGATACACAAGTTCAAAATACAGTTGATAAAATGAACAAAGCGCCTGCATATTCAAATATGCCAGATGCTCAAAAGAAAGCAATGGCTGGCAGAACAGCTCAGGTGAATGCTAGAATTGCTGAAGCGAAAGCTAAGCAAGCAACACCTCCAGTAGTTGCTCAAAAACCAGTTGCAAAACCGGTAGAAGTTGCAAAGAATGATTTACCAACACCGAAAACAGTGCAAGAAATTAAAGCTCAGCATAATGCAAAACTTGTTGAAATGGCTCAAAAAGCTAAGATTACAGAATCTGCGAATACTGTAAAGAAAAATGATATTACAACTCCAATGCAAGAAGCAGTTAACACGGCAACGTCGTCTAATAAAAAAGATGCGCTTTCTGGTGTAGATACTTCTGGCGATTGGACTGCCCGTATGGTTAAGAAATATGGATTAAACTTTGATGAAAATAATAATTTGAAAGAACTTGGAAAGAATATACCAGATGAAATTAATAATACAGGTGTTAATGATTTAAATACCATTTATGAAAATGAACGGAAGCAGGTTATGGAATGGATTCGTAAGAATCCAAACGGAAAACCAAAGTCTGCGAATGAAATTGAAACAGCTTTTAAGCGTGGTTTGATTAATCAGGATACAATTAAGAAATATACGGAAAAGTTTGGACTTAAATTTGATGAAGCATTGAATGTATCAATGCCAGATTATGAAGTCCCAGAAGAAATGAAGATTACTGGAAACGAGAAAGATGAAAATGAAATTTACCATAAACAAGCGCTTCAAATTGCTGACTATGCGCAAAAGCATGGTGAAAAATTGAAGATGCGGAAATATGGTATTGAAGATTCTGTGTGGTATAAGAGGACACATGGAGATGTGTCAGATTATGGAAAGACAGCTCGTGTCGATGAAAACGGTAACTTGGTTGACGCTGCTGGATTGCAAACACATGCGTACACGCAACGCCATAAAGGACATTACACGGCTGACTCTCGTGGTAGAGTTCATCGTCGTGGTTTACTGTCGAAACTGTTCCCGAACCTCTCTGATAAATGGTATCGGATGAAGGATAATCAGGAATACAATAAGCAGTATAATGCGAAGATGAAAGAAATCAAGCAGAATGGTATTGAAGCAACTGTTGAGAAAGATAAAGCGAATAAGATTGAAAGTGATACGAATACGATCAAATCGATTGTAAGTCGTTATAAACTGACTCCCGATGATTTCGATAGTTATGGAAATTTGACAAAGATGGAAATTCCACCGGAGTTGAAGATTGATGGAACGGAAACCTCTGATGAGATTAAGTATCATAAGCAAGGGGAACAGATTCGTCTCTATGCGAAGATGCATGATGTGGAGCAAAAGACGAATGAATCTGTTACCAAAGCGGCAGATGCAAAGATCGAAGAAGTTTCTCAGAATATGGAGAAAGCAGTTTCTCAGGAAACAGCAGCAAAAACTTCTCCTGAGGTGAAGAATGCTCCATTGTCTCCTGAGACGATGAATGGAAATAACACTGTAACTGCTACCGGTACAACTGCTGCGAGCAATGTACTTGGCAATGCATCAAGGGTCGATCGTTATATTGCAGAGAATAGTGCTGCAACCATGGATGCTCTGATTAATGAAGTTCAGAAATTGGATATCCATAGTGAAATGAATACGTTGATTGGATGCATGAATACCTTGATCAAAAATCAGGTAGAAGGTGCAAAGATCATTAGTAAAGCTTCCTCATCCAACGGAAACGCTGGTTCTGGGATGGCAGATGAAGCCTTAAGGGCGATGAGTAAGAATGTTCAGAATAACCGTTCGATTGCTCCTCCTCCGGCACAAGGCCATGGAGGAAATAAGACGAATATTAGTAAAGGAAATGATCCATCGGCAACTCATCAGAAAGCCATGCAAATGGCAATGGGTGGTCAGATGGCAGCAGGCTGATAGTATAGAAGAAATAAATGAAATGTATACGAAGCACAAGGAGTGCTTCGTATACATTTCTTCCCTTTTGACATGCATTTAATGTAGAATGATAAAGGAGGGTTCAAAAAAAAATGCGTATTGTTACAAAGACCCCAGTAAATGTACGTAAGGGTCCTGGTATGGCATTTGAAGCCGTAAAACAAATCAATGCAAGAACAGAATTAGACGCATCCGAATTCAAAAAAGATGAAGGAAAAATCGGATGGTATAAAGTTTCTGGATTAGGATGGATTTGCGGTGAATATGTAACACTTGCCAAAGATGCAGTAGCAAATGAAAACCATCCAAAAGATATGAATAGTAAACTAAACTTACAGCAATTTGCTAGTGTGGGCCTCGGTGGAAAAACTGTTGATGTAAGTGGAATTGCAGGAGGAATAGGTTCATCAACACAATCAACGGATCCCTCAAGTGTGCTAACAAGTATTTTTGGAAGTGCTGGAGAAGGTCAAGGACCTGATATTTTTCTAAGAAAACGTATCTTTGGTGCTCCATATCAATTACGTAATTCAGAAGATATACGTGATTATTCCGCAGGTGATGGAGATCTAGGTTTAAACTATAAGGAAGCAGTTGGAGAATCTGCTTTTGTAAGTATTCTTCCAGGGCAACCATTATTTCTTCCTGATCTGGATGATGATTCAAGAAAATCATATTTCCAAGCGTTTGATAAAATACTCGATCCATTGAAAAGTGATCAAGGAAATATTCTGAATAAAATTACGCAAAATACAGGTCAATCATTACTTGGATCAAATGTTGATATGCGATATTTTACATTTCAGCAACGTTATACAAGATTCATGCAATATATGAATACTCTCTGTTGGATGTTTGCAAATTTCCTTGGAGTTGGAGATTATCCGGTACCAGGAGATGGAACTCCATTTGGGGAATACAACTGGGCAAATTGGCATCTTTCAAATGCATTTGGAAGAACTGCGAATAATGTTTCAGAATTTTCTGCAACTGGAGGAAATAGTTTAAAGGCCGGTGCTGATGAACTCATGAATGGTACTGCTGATGTATTTAGCAAGATCGGTGCTGTTCTTCCTTCACTTGGTGAAGGTGAAGATCTTCCAGATCCATCGGCAACTATTTTAGAAAAATTTGATATGACAGATTACTGGACAGATTTCTTCATTAGTCCAAATATTTCATACAATGAAAGTTTTACGAACCAAACGAAAGAATCCATGCTTGCAAACTTGATGGCTGGTGCATCCGATATGAGTAAGGAAATTTCATTCTTACTTGCATCAGGTATTCCTGAGGCTGATCGTACAGCAAGCCAGCAAAATGTGCAAAAAATGCTTGACAAAGCAGGAAGCATGCTTGCTGCAAATAGTAACGGTGTCCTTGGTCGTATTCTTCATGGAGCATCTACGATTATCAATGGAGCAAATATGGTATTTCCAGAGATTTGGGGATCTTCCAGTTATTCAAGAAGTTTCAATATTGAAATTTCTTTGAAAACTCCATATGGATGCAGAGATTCTATCTATAAAGATATTATCGTCCCCATGTGTTTCTGGATAGCTCTTACAGCTCCTCGTCAAAATACGATTAATAGCTATAGCGCACCATTCTTGTGTCAATTCTTTATTCCAGGATTTTGTGCATCTGAAATGGCAATCGTAGAATCACTCACAATTACAAAAGGCGGAGATGGGTCAGCTTGGTCTATTGATGGTCTTCCACTAGAAGTAAATCTTTCAATTAGCTTGAAAGATCTCTATAGTAATTTGATGATTTCGATTATTAACGATTGCTCTCCTGTGGATGCATATAACTTGCTCTGGAATAATTCTCTCATTGATTATATTGCAGTTGGCTCTGGTATGGATATTCATTACTCCGAGTGGCTAACAAAACTTAAAATTGCAGCCATGCTGGAGAAGAATTCTATTACTGGTATTTTCCAGCATGCGAAAGACGAGTTCAACGAAGCAATTGCTACTACGATTGCATCTGGTCGTTAATATTAAATTCTATATACGAATGGAAAGATTCGTATATAGAATTTAAATTCTTTTTATACTTTATTATAATTGAATATTAGCATCATATGAGAGAAGGTGAAATTTATTAAGAAGAAGAATTTACGAAGGTATGAAGAATCGTATCAATGGATCTCTCATGATTCTTTTGAACGAATACAAAATTACTTACATCTTCATCCTTTAAAGACTTCTCAGTTAGAAAAATTGCGCACCGCAATTCAGAAGAATCAAAAGATACGATATAAATATCTAAAGATTGTTTTAGATATTATACCAGAATCGACTCCTCGACCTCGTTTAGGTCAGTTTCGATTCTACGTATCGAATAGCCATGATAATAATGCATTTACAGAGTTAATGGTAAAATCCAAGAAAGATTTGTATCATTATATTACCACGCCCTGTAAATTCATTGTACATAATTATTTTCCAATTCCCAAGTCCTTTGGTCGATTAGAAACCATTCTTGCTGAGCTCAACCAAATTGAAATGATTTCTCGACCGGATTGGGATAACCTTGGAAAGACCTATAGTGATATGATCCAGAAATGGATCTTAATGGATGATGCTTTGATTATAGATGGAGAATCTCATAAACATTACTCACTTAAGCCACGAGTAGAGATTACCATACAATACCAAGAAACATTTAAAAGTAAACGTATGAAACATCAGGTCGAACAATCTACATCCTACTTGAAAGGTGTAGAGTTCTATGAAAATCAAACATCCAAAAAAGAATAATTTTAATACCAATGTATCCGTTACCATGGAACGTATTCGTTCACGGATTGGGGATCAATGTAGATGTTCCATGTTTCCAACTTCCATGTCTTTATTTGACATTCAAGATTGGAAAGCCGTAAAAGAAATTATTAAGGATACGGTGAAAGAAGTATTTGGATGCAAACGAGCATGCAAATATTGTAAGGTGAATCGACTGGAAGGAAATGCATATATTCGATTCAAACAAGTCATGTGATATGATAAAAAAAAGAAGGTATGGAAATTGCTATTTCCATACCTTCTTTTTTTTATAATTTTAATACATCTCAAATGGAAGGGTTACCAATCCACTCTCCTTACGTTTTTTGTTCACCTCCTCCCACATTTCATGGAATCTTGCAACTCTACGTTGCCTGAAATCCTTACTGCTTTCACCTGCAATAACTGACAAGCATGTTGTTGCACCCTTAGATGAGATTTTTTCAACTGGTGGGGTTGTTGCCTTATCAAGGAGGAACCAGTCAAAATTGATATTATGGTGATTTGGGTCGGCCTTTTCTTCTTTCATATCAGTCATTGAACCAATATACATGTACTGAAGCTTCAGTACAACTAAACCTTCTTTTGGAATGTCAACATCCGCATTGACTTGATTCAAGTGTTTTTCTCGAACATAAAATTTTTTAAAAGAGTATGAATCATACATGATGGAACGTTCCATCTTTTCGCAGGCTTCATCTGCTTGTTTTTTACTATCAAAAATTCCGATGGTCCTGGAATCTTCTGACCCATCTTGATAGATGTTAGATTCGATGAGAACATAAACTTGCATATAAAATCCCTCCTAAACTAGTTGAAAACTTCTGTAACTAGAGTAATAATATATATTTTAAAATGAATTATAATGTTTAAGATGGAAGTATGGAATAATTGTATTCCATACTTCCACCAATTTTTTAAGCAATCCCAAGAAGATAATTCGTTTGCTCACGAAGTTCTTTTGCGGATGGATCAATCAGTTTCATCGTATAAGCAGCTTCCAGTAACGTATACTGAATGAGTGCTTCCGTCATGATCTGATCTGGATCAATGGGTTTCTCATTCGACGATCCAAGAACCTTCGGTTCATGAATATGAGAAAGTTCCATATCCGTGATACCATCGCTATTATCCTTCATATATGCATTGAAAACATCCATATTCAACGGATTCTCAATGACATACGAATTATGCTTCGTCATATCCTTCGTAACGCTCGCACCTTCGGTTGCTACTGCGGATTTCATCATATCACGAGCAACAGAGGTAGCAATTGCATACAGAAGAGATTTCGGTTGCATATTCTTATCATACGTAAAGTCTTCATGAACCGGATCCCAATGATCCATAAGCTCACGAACACTATATCCTTCCAAACCCGTTTTCGGAAGTTTATCTTTCTTATCTTTCTTTTCATCTTTTTCTTTCTTATCGGATTTCATCTTATCCGAACCATCGGTAAGATCTTTATCCAACTTCTTTTCTTCCTCTTTCTTAGGTTCTTTCTTTTCTGGTTTCTTCGGTTCAAATTTATGACCTTTGGTTTCTTTATCCGGTTTTCCAGCGTCATCCGGAGCAGATGTATCGTCGATGGTATCCAGATCATCTGGCTGGTCACCCGTATCAATTCGGCCGTCATCATCCGTAAGGTCTTCCCCATTGGCATCTTTTCCATCGACCAATGTCTTACCAGTGATATCAATCGAATCATCCATATCATTCTTAAGAGCCGTACGGAATTCACGATCTTCTTTTTCTCGTTGATGCTCATCCTTCACAACGTCAACGACTTTATTCTTGATCAGTTCCGTAAGTTCATCCGATCCAAGCTCATTAATCTTACGCAAAAGATCCTGACGATCTTCATCCGAGATTCCTCCCTTGACAAGATCCATCGCTTCTTTATCCGTAAGCGTATTAATTACTTTCTTTGCCGTTTTCTTAGAGATATTCTTCTTGACAGCTTCAATGACTTCATAAAGCTTCTTCAGATACGGACTACCAGTAGCTTCACAACGAGCTTTCAGATAGTTCAATCCACCAAGCTTCCTGCAATACATCTGTGCCATCTTTTCCAAAGCCAGATAATGTTCTGCAATAAAGTCTTGGTCATGTGGGAGACTACGAATGTAGATGCTTGTAAAAGCCTCTGCAAACAATTGATCTCCAAGATGCTGATCAAGATAATTAAGCGCATTCAGCTTCACATCTTCCGATGCAACCTGTGCAAAAGTATTCTCCTGCACCTGCTGACGCTTCTGTTTCTCGATAAACTCTTTTTCCACGGCTTTATTGTGAATCCGAGCAGATTCCATTTGAACCTGCTTTTGATCTTGCTCCTGTAACGCAGCAAAATCAATCGGGGAATCCCCAGTTGCATGAACCGTTGGATGAACGGTTTTATATGCGTTAAATTTAAACATTAATAATCCTCCTTTTTATCAGGTTGTCAAAATCATACAATATCAATGGTAATTTGAGGCGTTCTCTCGCCATCTTTAATCAGCATGTCAATATTCAAGTATTCTGGTACAATGGTAGACGTCTCAACGATTCCATTGATGATATTATACTCATTGACATCAGATTCCAATGCTTGTACCGTTGCATCATAGTTATTCATTCCAATGAACGTAATATACGTCAACGTGCTGAAATGGTTCATGCACTTATTCACAATCGTAGAGAGATAGAAACTTGGACTGGATACCAGTGAAAGGTCAGTGGTTTCTACCATCTCTTTGATGTATGCTTTAACGTTCTCAACTTCTGCTTCCACATTGGAAGTGATATTAAACTTCGCACGGAAGTGCAGTTTAATATTGACACGATCAATGTGTTCCGGATCTTCCGATTTTGTATCAGCCAAGAAGTAATGCTGACTGTAACCATACGTATTAAAGAACTTGATATCTACGTTATAGTTATTCGTCAGATGATCAACTGCATCTGCAATATACTCATAGATATTCGTAAAGCTTTGGATAAACGTTTCTCTTGTACCAGAAATCGTAAGATAGTTTGCTTTTACCAGAGGAATTGCTTCCAAACGGAAACCATATGATCCGGTTTGTTCCCTAACGGAATATTGTACAAACGAACGAATCTGTTCCACTGGAATAGCAAAGTTCGCTAATTGATCTTTCAAAACGTATTCATTCGTAAGACTAAATTCTTTCAGCTCATCAAAACGATTCCAAGTCGTCGTTTTCGTAATCGTTCCATCCGGATACTTGTAAAGCACATAGCATCCAAGCGTACATTTTGTACCAGGAATCAATACTGGATCTTTAATCGTTGCAGAATATTTATCTACCGTTCTGAATCCAGATACAATTTGAATTTCTCCATTGGAAGAAATGTAATCATTCGTCTGAATCGATCCTTCAAAGTAGTAATACTCGGAATCAAACTTCGTCAGTTGTAATGGAATCAGCATAAGCTTACTTCCATTATCACTCTTTACATCAATGATAACTTTCAGGTTATCATTATCAATGTAGGTATGACCATCTGTTTCATTAAAGAAGGTACGTTGACCTTCTTCCACAGGCGTATCATCTTCTACCAAGCTCATTGCTTCCTCTGGAAGAATTGCTGTAGGAGATAATTGCACTGAGATTTTGTAACTATCTTCACCAATCAATGCATTCCGTTCAATACTCAAACTATCAATGATAAACTGATAGAAAGAGTTTGTATTCGTATTTACACTGTTAATTGGAAGAGTTTCGGAGATACTATTCATATAGAATCCAACTCCCAACGGACTTGTACTGATGACCGTAAGGAAAGGATTAATATAAATGAAATCGGTAGAATCTTCAAACTCATCAAAGTTTGTATTATAGTTCAAATCTTGACGAATGGCTGCATAAGGATTCGTATTATCACCGATATACTGGAAGACTTTTCCTGCCTTTACAATGTTTCGTCCCGTTTGTTTCATGGAGTAATCAATATCCGTAGAACGGATACGAATATCCAACGTATTCGTAGGAACTACATTATTATCCTTATCGCGGAAGAGAATAAATGCACTATACAGACGTTCAAATACATCGTCCCGTTTCCGCATAAAGATAATTTGAGAATTCTGTGTAATATGCTCACGAATATCGTTAAAGTACAGATTCAAGTCATTTGTGGTACTGAAGGATTTCATAGTGGAATATGCCTTGACTGTTTCATTCTTCAGTTGATCAATCGTCTTTCGATCCGATCCACCGGTAGAAGAACCTACGACATTTCCCATGAATACAATACCACGGTTGCTTGCATACTTATCATACTTTGCAGCAATCGAAACTTGATCCCCTGTATATTCTTCAAAGTTACCTGTAGATCCTTGTGTCGTATAAATTTCCATAACGATATCAGAATTGTATTCTGGTTGGAAATAGTTATCATCGACACTAAAGCTAATTTGCAAGGTATTTTCATCCGTTAATTTATAGAAGCAGAAAGGCACATCTAACGCTGCACTATTATACAACTGCTTCTTTAACTGCGTATATGTACTAGCCCCAGGGGGTTTATAATACATCTCAAAGTTTGCCAATTGATCTGAGAATGTATAATCCATTTCTACGGCATTGATAATATCGTTATTCACAATGGTATCAGAAATACTCTTCTTCGCTACTTGATGAATTCCAACCTGCAATGCGATATAACGATTTCCATTATCCGAAACATAAATGCTGCTACGGATATATGGATTCTTAATTGTACTAAGAGAGTTATTCTTATCCAGAATATACTGAGCAGAATGAACCCAACCTGCTGTCGTATTCTTACTAATAATTTGAAGGTCATAATCCATCATGAATGGTAATCCACCAATGGAAATGACCATTCCAGAGTCAATGTTGAAATAACTATAGTCGCCACTAGACGATCCCGCATCAAGTACAGATTCTTCGGATACCAACAGAGTAAACTGGCAACTCGCAGGAGTTGCAAAGATATTACTCAACTGATAGATCAAAGCATGGTTATAAATCGATTCTGGCAATTCTGCTAACTGAGGAAAAGATTCTTTATACATAGATGCAATCGTAAAGAGTGCATCATTTGTAATATCACTCATCGTTTCTGTAATATATCCAAACAAACCAACATGCAAATCATTAATGTTATCAATGTCAGTAAAGTATTTTGGAGCGATGGTATTCACCATATAATCCTTGATGTTATACCGACTCGTTCCATTCTTCAATGTAGGCATTCTATATCACTCCTTTATAGAAAGGATTTATTTACCATTGGATACTCTATGGATTGCATCTACAATATCTGCCAAACGCTTATTCGAATCATATTCTTCCGTCCATGGAAGAAGTTCCAAAACCTTTTTCCTTTGATCTTTGGTAAATGACTCATACACCACAATCAGACCATGCTCCTGAGCTGAGCGATCATTATCATCCATAAAAGCCATCAAGTTTTCTTCTCTACGGCAATAATCAATCGTATCGTTCTGTTTCAGCATATCTGACACTTCCTTTTCCTTAAAAGATAAAGTATTGACGATGAACGCCAATACTTTATCTTAGGTTTTGTTTTCGCGTCAGCTTTATTATCTATATATACTCCGATAATTTTGTCTGATTAAATTCTGTGTCTTGGGTTCTAATTGATCCAATACAGAATCTAGTGGCGTATACTTATTTGTCACCGTGCCATCGTTTAACTTTACTTTTGTACAGTAAAACACTGATTGACCATTACTACTGATGATCATCCAATCTTGCTTCATAAGACAAACGATGTCACCTTCTTGAATGGCTTCTTCGTTGTCTAGTTGCTTCCAAGATTTCTCGATGAGATCAAAAACGGAATAACGTTTTGCTTCTGATAGTAGCATATAACATACACCTACCTAGTTTTGTAATAGAAAAAAAATTAGTTCCCAGGAGCACGGAATTTTAACTTAAAGAGACGAGATCCATCATTCGTATCTACGAATGGTGCACCCACAAACGATTTATTGACCATATGCGTATCAGGGTTATAGACTGGCATATACTCAAAATCTCCGTCACTTAAATTATTAAATTCCACAATGTTCAATGGGCTATAGTCATCTTTCCGAGAGAATGCGAAAGGAACACTGTATGATGGATGCTTAATCGTAGTCCCCAACTGATCCGAAAATCCACTGGAAGGAATCGACGTTGGGAAACATCCTGTATACTTCGTCCAAAAGATAATTTCATTCTCTGATGTTGCTTTACACAGGAAGTAATAGATGGAAGTAGCATAATCCAATTCATGATTATCAATGTATTGCTGCTTTGGCATACACTCTCCACGGTAAACTGCATTGATGTATTCACACCAAAGTTTAATCAATTTATACACAGAGAGCATATCATCATCTGTAAATCCAACATTCACAGTGCCTGCTGTTTTGGATTTAATCAGTGATGTACCGTAACTATACTTCCATCCAGTAAATGTATCACCAGATTCTGTTGTTTCCAGAACTTCATCCGATACATCTAGCTGTGTGACTGCATGGGTAAAGATTGGAATGAACTTGTGGGGAACTTCTGCATCATCACCCATGAGATATTTCGTAAGGATTGCATGAGATTTCTTCAAATTCTCAACCAATGGACTAAATCTTGCAACACCTTGAATATTTCCTTGCGTTGCCGTACGAAGTTGCAAGTTTAGATTCAAATCTGGTCTTGTGAAGAATACATATCCTCTTGTGCCAGCCAATTCATTATCCGGTGTAGGAACACGGAAACGATTGAACTGTTCTACAATCGTCTTACGGTCAATATCAATATTCAACTCTTCACGAATTGCATGCATACTATCGGAGAATTCATTCAAATCACGATCATAAAGTGTTTTCCAAACTTTAATCTCTTCTTCATCCCGATGTGGTTCCAAAATCTCTGTGGAATAATTGTAATCTTCCCATACAAGATCTCCAAATCGTCTGGTAATGCTATGACCAGTGATACCTTTGTATTTGAAGTAGTCTTTCATACGCTGGGTAACCGGTGCATAGTTGAATGCCCAAAGATCACCCTGACCCGCATAAACCTGATACCAGTGAATACCGTAACCAGAGGTAACACTTTTTCCTCCGCCATTCCAGTAATCGTACTTTCCAGGTCCATACACTTCATGCCAGAAATCTGGAATATTACCACTATTGATGAAAGCAGAATATTCTCCATTGAAGATGGCTTGCCAATTCATACCAAAGAGATCAAAGAGTGCACTCAAAACTGCTTCAATGTCAAATCCGACAACGAAGCTTAGTTTATCCATGATCCATCCACCGAGTAAACCAAGAGCATTCTCTAGCATGAGGTCAAATAGATTTCCTTCTCCAACATCTCCTACTGTAATGCCATTCAACAGTTTACCTACGGTACTATCACTCTTTGTAGCAAAGATAGACGTCAGTTTATTATTCTGCATGGCTTGGTATTCTCTTCCACCTTGGGACATACCACCTGCAAATCCACCACCAACGCCACTATAAATTCCACCAGTTGCAGCAGCTCCAATTCCTGCTGCAACCTTTGCTGTACTTTTTATCGTAGAGATTCCCTTTAAAATACTTGCAGTCGAGAATCTCTGTAAATCAAATTCAAATTCTTTCGTGAAACCATCTTTTCCATAGTCTCCTAAAATCGTACTTAATCCGAGTTTTTCTTTTTCATTCAACTTTCGTTTTACGAGAACTTTGGATTTATGGTTTCCTTGATAGTAGTCAATATCTTGAAGGACCTGTACATCTTCCATATGTACCGTAGATCCATCCGATAATTGGTAATAAGCATCTAATCCAATACGTTTAATTCCTTGGATTCGAAAGGTTTGATCCTTCGGAATAACCCCAGAGATATAACTAGAATCACCAGGAACTCCGGAGTATGCATACGTATCTTTCTTCGCTTTACCGATTACATTCATATGCATTTCACCTCAATTTTGTAACCTAGTCTACTTAGGAAGTTGTCAAGATGAGAAATCTTTGTGCAGAAAAGTTTCAACAAATTAGTATTGGGAATCTATTTTTTTTTCACGATTTCTCCTTTTGAAACGATCCAAGTATCCAATACTTTCGATACATACACGCATTAAAAATAGATTCCCGTTTTTCATATAGAGAACTTCTACATGATCCTCCTCAAGATGGTTTAGCGACTGCCTGAGACATGATGAACATAGATCCATCCCTTCGATTGTTGATCTCCTATAAGCAATCGAAAATACATCCTCGTCTGAAACACACCACATGTCATAAATATAAACGCTAAAACAAACTGGTTGTACCTCACTAAAGATGAACTTTCAAAATGTAGAAGTTTGATAAAAGAGTAACGTAGATATGGAAGTCTACGTTACTCTTTGTTTCGTTCTTAAGAAATTTTTGTATCTGTTGCAGAAGCAGAAGAACTCGGATAAGTAACTTCTTCTGCACCCGTAATCTTACCCCAGACGGTTTCAGCATCCATCATTGGCATACGTTCACTAATGATCAAATTCTTATAGATGAGAACCGTACTCGTATTACCAAGACTATGTGCAGTTGCAAGATCAATGGACTCTTCTTTGATCTCCAACCAAACTTTATTCAGTCGAAGTTTCGGTTCATTATAGGAAAGGACTGCATAGTCATCATGGAGACGCTTGAGTTCATCAATCACGTTCCACTCTTCCCAGACCCTAGGATCAAATGTTCCCGTTGTTTCTTTCGTAGCAACGATGACTATGAATTCACCATCATCTGCAAGATACGCTACTTTATCACCTTTCTCATAGGTTTTCTTTTCATCATAGAAATTCAGAATTCCTTTGGAAGAACCAATGAGAGCAGGTGCAATCATCTGATCAACCGTAACGGTTGTAGCTTTATTGACTTCATCAAAGAGATCAATCAAAAGTGTTGATGTACTTTTTACAACGTCACTATCATCTGATGGAGTTGTTGGTGTCATATTCGGATTGCTGGGATCATTCGGATCATTGTTGTACTCATCATAACCAATGCTTCCTTGTGAACCTTTATTATCCGTGATTTCTTCCACTGGAGTCGTAATTTCATCTGCCATGGGTATAAACCTCCTTTCCTATTAGTGCAGCACAAACAGGATATCCTGCACAATGAATGCACTGTTTGAATCCAGAACGTTTGGCATATTGACGTTAATGGAATTCATACGGAATCCATAGACGTTCCAGTTTGATGGATCATACTCTCCGTCAAAGTCATCATATGAAATCAAGTAAGCCATCTGATTTAGTTTCAGCAGCTTTTCCGTAATTTCATACGAGTGTTCAACATCATTTACCTTGAGAGTAAAATTCATCGTAATGGTAACGTTCTCAGGATCGAAAAATCCAAGATCGTTCTTATGGAAGCAATCCACGTCCATATCCAAACGCATGAAAGTGAAAGGATCATAACCCGTGTAGATATCAATCTGATTATTGAAAAGATTCGTGGTAGATTTTACACTCTGCACCAGTTTATCATCTGGACGAATCTTAAAAATCTTTCCAACAGTACCATCTTTTTGACATTTTGCAATCACATCTTTGAGATGCTCTTTGCAACGAGTCAGATATTCTGCTGAAACAACAGAACCATCTTCTTGATAAATCGCAAAAAGACCATTTTCTTTATTGGCAAGCATTTCCTGTGCTTCGGCATATTTCTTATTAGAAATGGAAAGCGGAGAAAATCCCGTACCATAGAGATTACGTTCTATTGCATTTGCCATATTGTATCTCATTCCTTTCGTGATGATATTTTATAGGGATGTCCCTGATTCATAAATTATTTTTACAAACAATATCTTAACCAACTATAAGTTTTCATGTGTGGTCCTGTCTCTTTGCATGCTGTATGGGAAAGGTAAAAAGAATAAGGTTTTATCATATACACCTTATTCTTTTTACCGTCATATCGTCAGAACGATATGATATTTGTCATGTGGTTACTAGTAGAACGAGTTTTCAAGGTTAAACTGCCAAGAGATTTCAGAATAGCATTGAACTTGGATACGTTATCTTCAATCATCTTATCATAGTCAATCAATGGAATCAACCAATCTGGAATTGCATCCAAATTCTGTGGAATCGCGATGATATTGAATCCTGCTGTACGTAAGGATTTCTCATCCGAATTGAAGATTTTATCCTCAATAATTCTACGATAATTCTCAGGGATCCCTCTGATTTCATCAAAGACTTTTTTCTTTCCACAAGCTATGGAAAGTGCTAAGAATTTATCCGGAAGATTAATCTGCATATCTGGATATAACCAGTTCCATGTACAAGCAGCACGAATACCTTGCTCACTGAATGGCATATCATATGCTGCCATTTCCTTAACAGACTTCAATGGTAAGAACTCCAATTTTCCACTTGCCAAAGAATCATGAATCGTATGTTCAAACCCTTTCACCTTCCGGATGATCTTTGCAACGTCAATTTTATCCGTGTACATAATATCATCCTGAATGATATTAAAGAAGAAATCCTTTGTGACTTTTGAGGTTTCTGCTTTTGCCATTTCCAAACCATGGATTTCAATCTTTGGGGGTTTGATTTCCACACCTTCCTGAAGCTTTGTAAGTGTGATGTAATGTTTCTTGGAATCCGTATCCAGAAGAATGGGATAGTAGAACTCATTCTTCATGTTAATCATCCAATGATACTCTTCTGGAATATGTACGTCTGTGCAATATCGCTCAAAGAATACATGGGAATAGTTCGTTAACAGGTAACAGATGATATTGATCATAATGAAGTCAAAGTCATCCTGCGTTTCTGCTGCAACTTCGTCATCTGCGAACTCATCCACCATGAAATTCTTGATATTGAGTAACGTAAGCATTGTACTATCGGTATCTTGTGTCACACAAGTTAACCGAGGATGATACTTATCCCGTTCAATACGATTCCGTACCGTATAATTATATACCACAAAGCAATTGATAAAGTTCCACAGCTCTTCCAACTTTGGAAGAATATCCTCTGGTACTTCATTTGGATTACGGAATTCCTTCGTATTGTTAATGACATCTTTCAGGATCTTTCGAGCAGGTTTATAATCACGTAAGAATTCGATGATATTATTCTTATAATAAATCTTCACACAATCTTCTTCCGAAAGATGATCAAAGATTTTCATCATAAGTTCTTCATTGAACTTATTTTGATACATCATCGTCTTTCTTACTTTTTCAAAAGCTTTCTCTTTTGCATCCTTTAACTTCGGAATCTCATACTCATATTCTTCTTTGATGATTCGATCAATATATAAGATCGCTTCATCCATATCGAAAAACTTCGTATTATTACTCATTAACGATTCAAAGGATGTTTCTGCTGTTGAAATCTCTGCCTGACCCGTTGCCGTAATACTACTTGCAAGATCTCGATTATAAAAGGTGCTGGTTTTTGTACCATTTGCGCCATAAAAAGAGTTCGCAATAACCTTCTCATTACCTTGCGCAATGTCTAACACAAGAAACTGATACGAACGTTTATCATACTTCTTACGTTCTTTCTTCAGTTTCTTGCGTTTGTTAATACTATCCAACAACATGTGAGCCGCTGGATTATACACTTGATTCTGATTCTGGAACATCACTCCGTATCCACCGAGAATCGGTTGATTCCGATGAATGAATTCAATCGTATTGAGAAGTGATGTATTCGCTGTTTTATCCTTATAACTGTTATGGATCACACATCGTGGATCTTTTAAATTCTTTTCAATGACCTTATCCAGATATTCATCCAGTTTCTTCTTTTTCCATTCTGGATGAGCTAATTGGATCTTAGAGATCATTTCTTTCTTCCATTGCTCAATGAAATAGTAATCTTCCTGTTTCATTTCGCAATTCACCTCCTTATCTTCTATTACGTTGTGATCTCAGAAATCAAAAAAGAAGTCAGCTTGAATTCATATCATAGCTGACTTCTTTTGTTTCTCTTTCAATAAAGAAGTTTCATGGAAACTTTTCCCATATTCATTGCATTGTAATTTGCTACGGCATCAAAGATCGTCCAATCTTCGTTGTAGTAGATTACATCACCAACGGATTGACGACTCCAGTGAAGTAACCCATCTTCATGATCATATTGAAGTGGATTAATAGGATCGTAATCCTTATGGATACCAAGTGGTACAATATAGCACCATCCATTCTCTTTCGTGATCATTGCAGCATGTTTAATCCACTGCATTTCTCCAGAGAACTCATTATACATCCGAGGAAATTCTCGAAGTTTCTTGAATACCTCTTTGAAATATACCCATGCAATTGCAAGGATATCATCATTCGTGAACGTTTCTTTGGTTACCATAACAAATTCCTCCTAAACAAATAAATTTTTCTTATAATACTGAAAACTTCTTTATCTACAGCAATAATATATATTTTAAATCGAAGTTGAGATCTTGGTAAAATAAGTGTATATGGAGATTTTCTCCATATACACTTATTCTTAGTTCTTAAGCATATTCTGCTGGCATTTGATAACGTTTCAAATCTTCATCTTCTGGATCTTTCATACCATACGTCGTATTACGGTCAATAGTAGTCTTAGGATCTCTCAGAGCAACCGTATTCTTCGGATTCTCAGAAGTCGTTTTTACGTCTTCCTTGAATTCCATACCAGTATCGTACACATGCGTGTAGGTATAAGTACGTGTGTCGTAAATACCCTTCGTAACAGTAGCTTTCATCATCGCATCATAGGTATTCTGCGTAGGATCACTGGAATCATACGTATACTTATAACCATGCTGACGATAGTCTGCTTCATCCATCGTAATCCTCGGATCATAGTTAATGACTGTTTCATCAAAGCGTTCTTGCTCTGGTGCTTGAGGATATTTCGATGGATCTGTACCATATTCAGCAAGCGTCTTATCATGATCAAACCAGTAGTGTTTCTTCACGGATTCTTTGTACTTCACACGATCATCTGCATTCAAGAGCAAACGTCCGTTCTCATTGAACACATGATGATACGGTTCCAAATCTACACGAGTATCACCATTGAGATAATGATACATCACATAATCACGGAAGAAGTTATAGTACCAATCACAGATATCATCAACATCTTCAATCGTAGGATCAATCGAAACTGTACGAAGTTCACGAAGAAGTGCTTCATAGAAATCTGCTTCAGGAGATACTTTATCTTCCTCGAAGAGTTTATCCATGATGAAATCGCTCTTATCTGCCCAATCATACTTTTCGTAATAATCAGGAATCGAGCATTTCTCATAGATCTCCAAGGTCGATACCGTACCAAATTTTCCAAGTGTCGTCAGAACGAAACAGAACGGAGCGATCATGTCGATATCATACTTCGTCAGACGGAAACCATTCAGGTAGATATCATGGTATGCAAGATTTACTGGACGGGAAAGTTTTCCATCCAATTCTACTAAACCATTCGTTGGAATCTTATCTGTATGATAAACTAAACGCTCGTCATATCCAATATACGAAACCATGAACGTACGTTCCGTTCCCGGCTGAATCGGAATATTGAACTTCGGAGGTTTGAAGTAGTTATCATACTTATAGATCTGATATGAACGTTTCGTAATCAGACGACCATCTTCCGTATAAATACGAAGACGATGACCAAAGTCTTGCTCTGCTTTGCAGATAGCATCTTTTGGATTCAGTGTAACTTCTGAAGGATCTTTCGTGATGAAATCATCACCGATTTCTTTCGCCTTGTATTGGAACGTGATATCATTCGAGCAGAAGAGAACTTCATCTCCCTCAAATTTATCCGTAGGAACGAAACGAATCTTCGATTTCGTTGAAACGATAAAGAGAGACGTATTCAAATCCACTTGGATTTCTCCGAGTTCTGGATCAATGATATACGTTTCCACTTCTCCATTCTTCAGGAATTCACCCGTAGAAGAAACAAGGAAGAAGTTATTCGCAACGGTATCATAGTGCATGATACGCTTCAGTTCCAGTGTGGTACCTTCCTTCGGAAGTTTTACACGATAGGAGAAGTAGTTCGAATCAAAACGCTCCACTTCAATCACACTATCGAGTGTAATCTTCGATGCAGGGAAATACACATGCTGGTATCCGCGATAGATGATAATACGAGTTGGAATCGTATACTTACCATCAATAAAGAAACAGAAGCTATTTGCATCACCAAGCATCGCATTATGTACATAACTGAATACATACTGCGGCTCTTTGAAGTGATAGATAAAGTCTTCGTTTCCATCCACATCAATCGAACTATCCATACGAAGTTTCTCATTCATATTCTTATAGTTCGAAATCTTATGATACCAACCAGAGAGAAATCCATACGTGCGACGTTGATATTCATCGTAAAACTTATACCATTTCTTCATCATATGAGAAATCGTATAAACCTTATAGAGTAACGGCGTCCAACGATTCTTCAAATCGAGTTCATTGTATGGATTATCTTTCAGATATTGCTCTTCGTTATACGTCCATTTAACTGGTTTATATTCCATTAACGTCTTCGGAAGATATGCAGGTGTATAAGTCTCATACGTTTCCATACCTTCCAAATAACGACGAACTTCATTATCATACACGATGTGTTCGTTTTCACTGTTCTCTTCATAGAGCTCAATGATACGAAGATTGTATTTATTCGGGTTATCAATACTATAGATATTTGGATAGTATTCCGTAATACTAACGGAACCATCATTCATCTGATATACATGATCCTTACAGATCATAATAATCATATTATCCTTTGGAAGAGGCATCTTATGCTCATGAAACTGGAGCCATTTCGTTGTGAAATTGTAATCTCCAATCTCATGCATATTACGGATACCAACGACCATCAGATGGAATTTCGTTACATCGGTAGGAAGCATGGTTCCAACGGTAAACTTCTTGGTATCATCGTCATACGAGACACCAGGAACCATATAGCCAATATTCGTTTCCTTATTGATCCAGAAAGCAATATAGTTTTTGATCTTATAGAAATACGGAGCTGCTTGGAAATGAGAAGCATCCGTCGTCGTAGCAGAGAAATCATCTGCGGTAGGATCAAAGAAGATACTATTAATGGATTCTGGAAGGAAATAGACTGTGATTTCCTTAATCGTAGGATCAAAATCTTTCTTCAAGAAGCAAAGGTTAATGGAACTATTCACTGCTTTCACACGATAGTTCGTAATAATCTTCGGACCTGAAGTTACCAAGAGGGTGTACGTATAGAATTTACCATTGGCATTGATGGTTTCATAATCCACGTATTTATTGAAGAATTCCGAACGTTTGAAACGTTCACGATCTTTCGGATTAATAATCCGATGACGAATGGTGAACTCATAGACACGATCATATGTTTTACTATACGCTCCTTTGAGCATATAGTTTCTTGCTTTATCCATGGAAAGTGTTACATGGTACAATCCAACGAGTTCCAACTGCATTCGATAGTCATAATCATAGGACTTCAATTTCATATCCTTGAAGAATTCCGTTAAAATCCTAGGATTGATACTACCATTGGAAATGGATTGCATCACATAATTCTTCTGCTTATGGAAGATTTCAGGGTCATTTGGATTCCATACGTCAAAAGGACGTTCTGGATTAAACTTCACTTCCTCTTCCACTTCAGAAGTTGCATTCGGAGTATCAGACATTCGTATTCACTCCTTTCGTTAAAATTGTGATGTTAGTAACCTTTTACCGCATTTGCAATATATGCGTAGAATTTATCACCATTTTTCGTGCCAATCGCAGCATCCCATGCATAGATATCATTGATATGCACACGATTGATTGCTGCAATGACTGCGAAAATGAAGTAAGCAAGATGTTCCAACCCAAAGAGGGAAGAATTGTGATACGTACGAATGAAACTCTGTACGTAGCTACGAACAGTCAGTTTCTCCAAACCAGAGATAATCATATATCCAGCATGAGAAAGAGCTGTGATAAACGTAGAGATATCTTTGTAATCCTCTGGTTTTACAGAATCATTCAGGCGTTTAATCGTAATCGGAGAGATATTACCAGCAACTTTCATTGCATAGTTAAATACCAGATCCGTATCTTTCATCTGAAGCAAATTGATAAAGTAGAACTTCGCTGCAAGGAAGAGTACCTTACTATATGCTTCTTTATTGACATTTAGAGCATAATCACGATTCAAAACGCGCGTAAACATCTGTGCCCAAATGGAAGCACCTTCGCTATAAATCGTGGTATTATGACGAATGGAATTGAATCCAAGATACAATCCACGGCCAATGAAAGCTCCTTCTAAGAAGCAATAGAGTTTATTCGGATCAATCGTAACATGCTTCGTATCTTTATCAATCGTTGCCCAGTTATCAATGAAGGCAACGGAGTTAACTTCTCCTGTACGAGAACCCGTTAAGATAAACGGAAGACTCGTAGGAATCTTATGGTTTGCAGTGATACCTTTCGGATACATCATCGGTTTGATGGAACCATTCTTCACAGCATCCATAACCGCAGTTTTCAAAGGATATTTGAAGTAACTTTCAATTGTAGAATACTGTGTCGAAAGCATTTCAGGAGTACATACAATACCCTTATGCATCATGGTATCAATGCAAGAATCAAAGGCTTTATTTTCTTTATTCAAAATTTCATACAGATACGTTTGTCGAATGGACTTCATTTTCTCTAAAGCCATAATTCGAAATCCTTCCTTTCTATATTAGATATCTTCAAACCGAATTCCCGCACGAACATCCAATTTCTTATTATAGATCATAAGAGTATATGATTCTATATAAGGAAGTGGTGCGCGGGAATCATAGTTTTGGGTACGAATCACAACCATATTCTCATCCATATCTTGATATTCACTAGGAACATCATGATTAATCGTATGAGTAAAATGGTTTGGATAAGCGGTTTCGAACTTTTCATAACATCCAAAGTTCAATGGATGCAACTGATAGATGACATCTTCGATCTCAAACAAACTATGCATACGAGTGAACTTAATATTCTTCATGAGATGAATATTATTCACAAAATTTTCGAAGCTAGATTGAAGATCAATCTTGCAAGATACTGGATTCACATTGTACATCGTTAGCACCTCTGCAAGACGCTTACAATCATCATCACTCATAGTTAGCTGATAATCATCTTTTAAAGTTTCGAATAAGGACTTATTCATAATAGAAATTACCCCCTATAAAACCTTTAACTATATACGTTAAGAAAATGTCGCATACATGAAGGAATACAGTTTATACTTGTATTCCTTCATAATTTATTCGGATAAGAACAAAAAAGAAAGAAGCTGTAACTAGAATGACTTCTTTCTTTTCAGGAATTAGTTAAGATGCTCTCTCAACTGTTTCCCTATTGAGGTTTTCGATACGCCGGAGTTCAGCGTTTACTTTATCGATCTCCTCTTTGATTTGGGCGGTTCTGTCAAACCGACCCTCGATGGCATTTGGTTTGTGCCACCAATAAAGAAGGGACTTATCCATTGTGATATTCTCCTTTCTGCTCCTAGTTCGGGAGCTATGGATGAAGCATTTCTAATATGCTTCATCCATTATCTTATGAATATAATATAGACGAAATAAGGGTTAATTGAGACTATGATAGAATAACTATCATAGTCTCAATTTCATCACATAATCTCAAACTTATCTTTCATATCGTCTGCTAAAGAAACTTTAATCTCTTTATCTTTGATTTCTTTCATGAGTTTATTATCCACCGTATCAATGGTTGCTGCATATGCGCAGCATCCATGTGGCGTATGAACCAATACTTCCATGTAATTTGGATTCTGTGGGTGTTTAAATACAGAAAGCAATTGGAGTTTCGTTTGGAAGTTCACTTTACGAGCAACGTCAACCAATTCATCCGGTTCAATCGACTTGATGATATGGTTAATCTCTCTTACCTCTGGTAAGCAATATTTTCCTTTCGTTGGAATCAGTACCAAAGGATGATTTGCATCTAGCATCTGACCTGTCTTATACCGACCTTTAATCTCTTCACTCTTTCGTCCAGAAAGACGATTGACACAACGAAGAAGATGCTTTAACTTTTTCAGTTTCATTTTATTTCTTCTCTCCCTTAACTTTCACAGAAGATGTTTGGTCTTCTGATTCATATCTATTCTTCAGATCACTGATGATATTTGCCAACTCCATGATCTTCAAGTTATTCACATAGATCAAAAGACGATAGGTTGCTGTTTTGGATTTATTCCAAATCAGGATTCGTTGATGATCTAAATCTAACTCATAATCAATGGGAGGTTTTGCCTTATCATGATTGAGCATTTTATTATTCTTCATCATGACGAAATCAAAGAGTGTTTCATATGCCATGCCATTCTTATTGTAATACTCTATAATTTCATCCAATGCGCTATCTTTAAATATGTTGGAAAGATCCAGGATATCTGGTTCCTCTCTAGGAATCTCTGGATCCGTATTAAAGATATTGGTGAAGAATAACTTGAAGCCATCCTTATTCTCTGTACGGAATACATTATTCATAGTATACATCGGAATGTATGAAATACCAGAAGAAGTATCCATATGAACCACTTCATTCGCTTTCAGCATTTCATTATCCGTTTCCGTAGAAAGTTGATACATTGCAATTGTATTGAATTCCGTCGTAAAGGTAAAGGTAATATTCGAGTTTTCATTCGTTTGGCCCTTACGATTTGCATCCTCTAGGTTGAAATCCGTAAAGACGCATTCAATCGTCTCTGGATAATAGAGGAAGAAATCATCCTGTTGCGTTCCAGAATTCTTCTTATATGTGAAATACTTATTTGCATGCGCCATTAAGTAATTCAAAAAAATTCTTGGAGTTCCACTTTCCGGATGATAAATAGGAATATCCGCTAACTTACTGATTGTTTCCATAATACCAAAGGGAATTAGAATCTCTGTGGCTGTTTTCATCCAGTAAGGACGATCAGAATCAAACCGATTTCGAAGTTGGAGATAAATATTCTGTTGCTGGATATCGGTATCAAACATCAATGTCACAAGACACTGAACTCTCATACGATTGAGTTTATAAGAAAGCGTAATATCTTTCTCATTATCACGGAAGCATCGAATATACTCACTACGATCAGGATTATTTGCAGTTCCAATGATCGGATACATCCAAGGAGAACGGGCAAGAAAAATATCATCATCAAAGAGAATCGGTCTTGGACGAACTACGAGAATTGGTCGAGATTTCTTAATGAATCCTCCACGAATTTGAGCCTCTTCTTGCATGAACTCCTTATATGCAATGCGCGTTCCTAAATGAACGTAATTAAAAAAATTCTCTGGGAAAAGAGAACGAAGATACTCTACCATAATGAAAGTTACATTTCCTATGGTATGAGCAATATTTGTATTTGCCAACGCAGCATACATGATACACATTCACCTGCCTTTTAGATGCTTGTCAAGTGGAGTATGATTTGAAGAAAAAAAGAATGCCAGTGGCATTTCTCCTTTCCTTCGTTCGCAACGCTGCCGCGCTGCTTCTCAGTTACCCTTGATAAAATCATCCTTCAAGCGTTTTTGTTCCATCAGAAAATCGTAGAGAGCGTCAGCAACGTCCTCCAGATCCTTATAGGAATCATAGCTCCATGCGATATTTATCAACAGTCTCCTGAGATCATAGTAAACATTTTCTTCATTTTTCTCGTTGATACTATCTCTGAGATCTTTAACTTCATTCATCATTATCACCCCAATAGTCATTTTTGTTCTCCCACTCGTCCACGGCATTTGCTACCGTGACCCAGGAGTCGCTACACTTAAATGCGTGATCGTAGAACGCAAGCTGAATTGCCTGCATCTTGTTCTTCGACTCATACTCATAATCGCGGTGCACGAGATCCGGATGATGATTAAATAAGTGAAGAAGCCTCATACGGTTGCTAGCCGTATTTTCGAAAGCGTAATTGATAAGCTCATACTCATATCCCGGATTTTCAACCGGAATAACCACAATTGTATCGGGATTGATTTTTACTGCTTTGAATTCCTTTTTCATTTTTATTGCCCCCTTAAGTATTCGAGCTTTATTCATCTACGCAAATATAATATATATTTGAAATCCTGAGTTTTTGATTTTTCTATGATCCGTCATGTATATAATTAAAGACAAATATATGCTGTAAAGAAAAAAATAAAGTGGTATGATCATAATCATCCTGATGCACATACCGCTGACTGGAATGATATTGCAGCAGATGCTGTTGGTGCATTCGGTACCGAAGGTTGTATTTGGTTGATTCATAAGAGATTTTGACAAAAAGTATCCTACTACAAAAGCAGTTATGGCAATGGTTGCTGAATTCAGGCTGCATCTGTAGTAGGATTTTTGAAAGGATGAATAGAAGAAAAACCCAAGTTTACGTCAATTAAGCTTTTCTTCTAATGAGATGTTAGTAAAATAATTAAGAATAAATCTATTCCAATTTCGGATCATAGAAAGACATAGTAGTAACTGATTCTTTGCCATGGAATCAGCCAACCTCTTAAAAGCTCTTTACCTCAAGGATGCTTTTGTCATTCTATATCTTCTTTTCTTGGAATCCAATATACGTTACATTCGAATCAGAGAAATCGTCGAGCCTCTGATTCGAATGTAACCAGTTTTAGAGAAAAAAAGAAAACTGGATGTAGAGTCCAGCTTCCTTTTTTGCTGCGCTTATTAGTTGCGCCAGCCAAAGACCTTCCGGTAAACAAACGCGGCCGCCATATCATCGCTGAGATATCGGACTTCATCGAAGATCCAGAAAGCCTCGTCGATGATTGACATCTTCATGTCGACGTTGTCCATCAGGTGTTCGATGATTTCCTGCTCTTTCTTTCCGAGCGTCTCGAAGCACGCCGTAAGCTCCACATGCGTCTTCTCTTCATCGGTAAGAAACAGAAACGTCATCTGGAGATGATTGCCATCCCAGGTAATTTTCACCGGATTTTCATCGACGTCGATTGCAGTCGTGTACTTGCCGTTTTCGTTACTAAAGATTCTCATGATAAACTCCTCCTATAGAGTTATCACACTACTTGCGGAACATAGAAAATGCAAGTAGGTAATATCGCTTTCGGCTTTATTACACGATTATGATATCTATTCAAAGTCAAAAAAAAATGATTTTCATTGTATGGGTAAATTATAAAAACCAACCATACAATGAAATATATATTATGATTTTGATGCATTTCATTGTATCAAAATAACCAAAGGTATATGAATAGAAAAGGAGAGGTGTATCAATGGCAATTGATATCGAGTACGATCTAGAGCCTAGTGATCTGGATCTGCTAGAACGTCTTCTTCCAGAGTTTTACAATGGAAGAACCATCGGTCCAAGATTCCGTGATCTCAACTGGGAAGATGAGTTTGAACGGGATATGACTCTTGGGCATGGGTTTGTCGTAAAGACAAAACCATTCAAGAAGAAAATTAAGGATAAGGATGGATCGATTCTCTCTCGCGGTATTAAAGAGATGGATGGTATCCATTCTCCTCGTTTTGGTACGGATTACCAAGACGACAATGCATTTGCAGAGCGTTATTCTTGTGAATGTGGAAATCTCATTGGTCGTGTTCTTGAGGGTGATACTTGCCCGAAGTGCGGAACAAAGGTGAAATTCGTCGACGTGGATTTGAAGATGTTTGCATGGTTGAAGATCAATCATCCAGACTTCAAGATTATTCATCCGTTGATGTATCGAAAACTGGTTGTGTACTTCGGTAGTAAGAATAAGACTCTCGAGCATATGATCCAATTCAATCGCGATATGGATCTGGATGGTCATTATCGCAGATTGGAAAAAGTTGATTATGATAAGTACCCATTTTGGGGAATCGGCTTGTATGGATTCTACAAACGGTTCGATGAGATTATGGCATATTATCATAAGCAACGCAAAGCCAAAGAAGAACTCTATAAGCATATTATGCAGAATCGGGATAAGATCTTTACATCTGTCGTTCCGGTCTACAGTGCAGTTCTTCGCCAGGTATTTTTCTCAGATGAGGATTATAAATATACCAAACTGGATAAGTTTTACAATTCCATGTTTGGTAACTTTCAGCGCTTGAACGAAGAGCATGAAGTAAATGACCGTAATCTGACAAAGATCAATCAGAATCTGATTCGTGCACAGAGAAACATGAATAATGCATTTGATCTGATCTTTACGTCGTTGACGGAAAAAGAAGGTTTGATTCGTCGTAACATTCTTGGTGGACGTATCAACTTCTCTGCTCGCACGGTTATTACACCGAATGCGCATCTTCGTTCATCTAAAATTGAAATCCCATATGTCATGGCAGTTGAACTCTTCAAGGAGCAAATCATCAATCTCTTAGTAAAGATGGATGGCGAAACTTACAATGAAGCAGTGACTGCATGGTTTAATGGATACATTGATTTCAGTCCAAAGATTTATAAGATCATCAAATACATTTTAAAGCATTCAAAGCCAAAGACACTCTTGAATCGTAATCCCACGATAAATTACGGTAGTTATTTATGCATGGGTGTTAAGAATGTAAAGAAAGATTATGAAGATCTTGCGGCAGGTTTACCAATTGCATGCTTATCGTCGTTAAATGCTGACTTAACTTATTAAGGTCCATATATCAGTAATGGTATATGAAAAGTTCTTTAATTGCTGGGAACTCTCATTAGAGACAATCAGCAGCCAAGCTCGAAAGAGAAGGTTCAACGACTATCCTTTATAGGAGTACACTCAAGTGAGTGGAAATGGGAACCATCCTAATCATGGATGAAGATATAGTCTGCTCTATATGGTGACATATAGCAGTTCATAAGAGAACGCATTAGAAGTAACGAATCTAATGGAACAGAAAGGTTGATGGCGATACTTTGAATCATGTATTACTACTTGGGAAAGAGTTCAAGAAAGAATTCAGCCATTGCTTATCTCCTCGTACTGGTTTTATGATCAGTAAGAATGATGGTAAGTTGGATAGTAACTTTGCTCTGCTGAAAGATCAAATCATTGCGCTTCATGAATTCTGTGAAGTGTAAGTAGCATAGAATGTAAATCAATTCCAAACATTTCGATAGGAATGCAATTCATACATGGAATTGATTTACATTCTTTTTCGTAGCATGAATATCATTATTCGTTGTAAAGAAGGAGAAAATGATTTATGAGTGAAAAACAAACAGTCATTATCGCACATCATGATGATATGGATGGTTATGTCGCTGCTAAGATCTTAGCAGATGCATTCGATAATGAAGAAAAAGTGGATAAGATTGAGTTCATCGAATGCAGTTATCATAAGGATATGCATTCTGTATATGAACCAATCCTTTACAGTGTAAAGAAATATAAAAATCCGATTCTTTGTGTAGTGGATTTCAATATCAGTGAAGAATTACTGGATTTGATTCCTAGTCAAGTTGCTTTCGATAATTTCATCTGGATTGATCACCATACCAGTAATGTTAGTTACTGGGAATGCCATAGCAATATGGTTCATCAGATGAAAGGCTTACGGGTTAACTATGGTTTATCTGCAACGGAATTAGCGTACCTTTACGTAGAAGGGGCATTTCGTACTGGTTTTAACCGGATTGCTTATCTGACGAAAGAATATCAGACGGATGTTCGCCAGGAGTTAGATGCTCTCTTGGAGAAACTTCCTCTCGGCATTCGTACGGTTGGAAGTTATGACGTATGGAGAGAATGGCGGGAAGAGTATAATAATGCTCTTTGCCTGAATAAATATTTCTATGCGAATCATCCGAAATTTGGACCGACATATGATGAGCTTTGGGATCCGTTCATTGCGTTTGAGCATGATGCTCCCTATGAACTTGCTATAGAAGGTGGTAAAGCTATTCTTTCCTATGATAAAGCTCGCTATGCTGACTATGTAACGAAAAGCGCCTTTGAAGCAACCATCTTGAATTTCACAACGATCAAAACAATCGCTATGAATACTTCAGAGAAAACCTCTCTCGCATTTGATTCTGTGAAAGATCAATATGAAGTTGGTATTACGTTCAATACAGATGGAAAAGAAACGAGATATTCATTCTATCGTCTTGGATTGAATCCGACGAATAATATTGATTGTGCCCTTATTGCGAGTACGTTTGGCGGTGGTGGTCATCGCGATGCCGCTGGGTGCACAATCGAAAATGAATATCGTATTATTACGCGGAAACAGGAAGAGAAGAAAACATATTCTCCAATTCATACGGTAACCCGTACTTTTGATCTTCTTAGGCTGAAAGATATTCAGCCGGGTTCATTCGTTGCAGTTTTGGATGCAACGGTGGATGAACGTGTGCAATCGGAACTTGGAGTGATTTACGTTCGTACCTCTGGAGATTATTCTAATCTCATGGAAGGTTGGGAACCAATCTATAGTCTGATTGGAGAAGACAGTGTATTTCTCACGGAAGAGAATTGAAAACCCAAAGAATAAATAAAATATATATTATAATAGTGGAAGCAATCATTGGAATTGCTTCCACTATTATATAAACCCTTTTTGTATTTTAAGGAGGTAGAAGATATGCTGTTGAAAACAGGTATCATTGGTATTGGTAACGCAGGCAATATGGTTGCGGCTGAAGCCAATAGTTCCAAGGAAATGCCGGTCATTGGATTGAACACTTCTGAGAGAGATCTCGATGCTGTAAAATCCCGTACGGCAATTCAGACGTACTTCATTGGTAATGGTGACGGTGCAGGTAAAGACCGTACCAAATCCAAAGCAGCCATGAAGGATCATTTGAAAGAACTCATTGGAGATGATGAATTCAAGAAGTTCATGGATTCCATTGAGGTCTGCTTCATCGTCAGTTCCACTGGTGGTGGTACTGGTTCTGGTACGGCTCCGATGATCTGCGATGTTCTTTCGAGTATCTATCAGAACATCAATTTCATCATGGTTGGTATTCTTCCGACCATTGGTGAATCGGTTGGTGCTCAACGTAATACGGTCGAGTATATCGCTGAGGTCAATCGTTTGAATCTTCCATATATGCTTTTCGATAACTCGGAAGCTGGAACGGAATCGACGAACGATGTATTCGACCGTATCAATCATGATGTCGTGGAAGCAGTTTCTGTGATCCGTGGAGATTACAATCTTCTCTCGCGTTACGGTATGATTGATGCTGGCGATATGACGAAACTCATTACGCTCCCTGGTATGATTCATATGAATCTGCTTCAGGGCATCTATCAGGAGAAGATTCCGACGGATGGTTCCATTGAAGATCTCATCATTGAGAGCCTGAAGAAGAATACCATGGTACAGCTCGATCGTGATAAGATTGTAAAGCGTCGTGGGTATATCGTCAATCTGACGGAAGACCTTCAGCCGTACTTCAATAAGGACTTTCCGAAGATCACAGAGCTCTATGGTGAACCTGTGGAAGTGTTCGACCATTATGCAGTGAATCAGGATGATGAAAAAGCAAACTTCGTTATTCTCATTCAGTCTGGTCTGAGTCTTCCGGAAAATCGTCTGAAGAAGATTCAGCATCGTATTCAGGCCGCCGAGGAAGCACTGAAGAAACAGAAGGAATCCTCGATTCTGGATTCACTCTCAGAGAGCGTTTCGCAGTTCGATGGCACGAAAGATGTCAATCGTGTAAAGCGGGAATCCGTCAATCTTGATGACATTCTTGGAAAGTATTAAGTAGTTTAACTGAAGAAGATATATACTTGAAACGAAGACTCAATCTTCGTTTCAAGTATATATTATTATTTTGAAGCATACATGGTAGTATGCGCAAATTTTCTTAACTATAGTTAGGAGGAAATGAATACTATGAGTAGTTATGAAGAAAGAGCAATTAGAGGTGATGAGCTCTTTGGAAAGGGTTATGAAGGTAACCTCTCAAAGAGATCTCTCCGTAATGCGAGCAAAAAAGATCGGGAAGAGATTGTAGAATGCAATCTTCCGTTCCTCGCTCAGTTCTATTTCTTCGGGAGTGAAAAAGATCACAACCGTTGGAATGATACGCTTTTTGAGGTACTTGGTAGCGAGAAGTTCCTGAGTGCTTTCGAGAAGATTCTCAAGAAGAACAAAAAGGCGAAGAAAAAGCGCGATAGCGATGAGATGATTGAGATTCCAAAGGGAATGCATGTCATCTTCATGGATTATCTTCGTCGCATTGATCAGTTGTATCGGGAGAAGATCCGTCGTTACCAAGGCTCCAAGAGTGAGTTCGGTCAGGCGTCGATGGATGAGCTTCGTTCTCAGATCGATGATCAGAAACGTGAGATCCAGGCGATCATTGAAGAGCTTTGTGGGAAGGAAAAGAAACTTCTCTTGAAGTATGGGATCAATGAGCCGTATGCAACAAGGCTTGCTACAACGATGGTACCACATAAGTATTTGAACGAGCATAACGTTCGTCGGTACTTCAATTCGCTGAATCGTGCGATCACGGATTGTGTTCGTCACGGCGTGGTGAAATCGGAAGATGATCCTGGTGTATACGATAACAGCATCGGAATCAATCTCGCACTTGATGAAAATATCGTTGCGCTTTATGAGTTCTTCTTCTTCAAGGTAGATCGTAAGGTCTTCCTTTCGGCTCTCAAGGAGTTCTTGCTGGAACCGAGAACGAAAGCTCTGGATAGCTTCACGAAGCCTCAACTGGAGGCATACAATTCTCTGAACCGTGTGGTTTGCGATATTCTGGAAGGAAACATCGCGATCAATTACACTGGTGAGAATATGAAGAAGAAAGAGTTGAAAGAGCTCCGTATCAATAAGAAGGAGCTCAAGAAGATCATGCGTAAGTACGCAGAGAAGCGTATGAAGGATGATCATGATGGGCGTGATTGCACACGTCGTATTCTGTTCCGTTCTCTGGATGAGGAAACGTATCCGAATCTGACGAAGGCATTTGATACGATGATCAAAGATTCTCTCGTTGATGCAGAGGATCAGCGTCAGATTGCCAAAGAAAAGGCAGAGGAACAACGCCAGAGGGAACAGCAAAACAAACAGAATCAGCAGAATAATAACAACGGAAACCGGAATAACAATAACTTCCGGAAGAACCGTTAAGAAATTTTGAATTGTTGATGAAGAAGGAATGGAAGGAATCTATTCCTTCTTTTTTTTTTCTTATGAAAGAAGGTTGATTGAAATGACAAACTTTGATCGGTACCATGATTGGTTTTTATATATGGCATCATTAACTCCAGAACAACTTTCGAAAACCTATTTTATGTGGGTTAAATATTACGGTGATCCGAAAGAGTGTGTTTCATCTACTTATACAGTCAAGGAAATTGAAGAATATTTACTAACAGATGTGCATGAAGATGAGAAACGGTTTGAATATGAGTATGGAATGAACTCAGAGGAATTTTGGAAGAAATATAAGAAATCAGAAGCTAATGGGACTTTAAAGGAGTTCTGGAAACCCATTGATGAACATACGAAAATCCATCCTCCCTATGATAAGGATGGAAATAAACTGTATAAGAAAGCAGAATTTCCTGCGTTCCGTTGAGTAAAAATAACTACTTGCATATACAATCTTTTAAGATGAACTTCTTAGTTTTTAATTCTCTAACAGTGAAGGGAAGGTATCGAATGCTTAAAAATGTAAGTATTTCCAAAGCAAAACTTGAAGAATTAGGATTTGCTCAAGAAAATACGGATCGTTACCATACGGTAATGAAAAAGGGAAAATATACCGCGACAGTGAATCCAAATGGTTCTATTACCATTAATGGAATTACAACAGACTTCAAATGCGTCAAACGCGGTAAAATAAAAGGACTCGATTAAAAACAATTGCATAAGTTTTTATGAGAAGTTTCAATTCTATCTATATTAAAGGTGGTTACTTTTTATGATTTATCTGTACAATGAATACAACACTGCGAAATGGGAAGTTGTAAAGAAGAATGATCATTTCTTCCGTCTGCAATTGATTGATAGCCCTGTGTTTGGTATCAACATCCGCGCGGACGAAGATATTCAGGAAGATTCCTTCAAACAGAATGCACTCAATGCAACCAATGATGTTTACAATGCAAATCTTCTGCTTGCGCTTCCGACGAGTGTTCGCTTCGATAATCGTAGCCTTCGCCCGTCGATTCGTAAAGCAGATGATAAGTACAACTCTGACATCTATGTGGTTTCATATGATATAACGTCTGGGGATCGTATCATCAATGCTCTCACAAAGAAAGCATTTGTGTATGATTACCTCTATGACTATGATAAAGGGCAGCTTCATGTGATCTTCTCCCTGAACAATCGCCAGGATAATACGTTCATGGAACTGATCTTCATGGATAAGGCTGGCAAGAATGTCATT